TCGAGCGCCGCCGCGCCGGGCCGCAGGGAACTATTTTAATTTTTGGCACCTCCCCCCCGGGCGAGGCTTCCACGAGATAGCCCATTGGCTGCAGGAGAGGCGTGGGGAGGCTCCCGCCCCTGCCCCGCCTACTGGAGAGCTTCGAGGAAAACGAACGCATTCCACGGGCTTCCCTGCGAACCACTTGTGCCGCACCTGTAAGCCTTTGATATTGTTATCGTTTCAGATCAACAGATCCAACCCCCATTCAACCCATTGATCTAATTGCGCTTTTGCCCTCTCTGCTTGCTGCGGGAGAACATCCTTCTATGCCCTGATGCATCAGGTTGTATCATGAGCGTTCCTGATCCGTGCTGACGCATCATGACGTATCATGACGTAACACCAATGCAAGAAGTGCCTGTGCTGCAGCCACTTCTGCGATCAAAGAAGTGCCTGTGCCACAGGGGTTTCTCGTTTCACGTGAAACAGGGGCCAGCATTGCCCTGCCTCTCATGTGTGAGAAGTGCCTGCAGCACAGGGGTTTCTCACATCACTGCAAGATGTCCCTGTGCTGCAGCACTTTCCTGCACTGTGCGGGGGGCCCTGCTGTGCAGAAAATGCCAGCGCTTCACGCCGTTGGTCAGGTCCGCAACAGCATGAGCCCGAGCAGGGTCAGCATGCAGTCGCTCAATGCAGACGTCGGCCGGGGTGTCGAGCACGATGACGTTTTCCCGATCGATGCCGAGCGCGTCGCACCATGCATCGCGTTCGTCCTCTTCAGCGCCACCGATCACCACGAAAGCGCGACCGCGCGCCTTGAGCGCGAGGCTTCGCAGCATGCTGTCGCGATAGGCCATCGCCCGGCGGAAAATCCTGCGATCGGTGTCCCAAGCTCGACCACCGACAGCGACCTTGCAATCGTCGAGGCTGACCACGCTGTCCTCGCTGCGCTTGCGTGCGTTGACCCATGTCGTTTTGCCCGAAGCTGGTGGGCCGCAGATCAGGAAAACCGGGACGGCTGACGGTCGAATGTGGTGCGGGATGGAAAAGCCGAAGCGGCGGAAGGCTTCGCGCGGCAGGTTGGCGGGGTGCTTGGGATCGATCGGCCATCCGTCAGGACCGAGTGCGCGATCGTAGCCGCGCGCCTCGATGAATTTTTTGCGCACTTCGTGACACTGGCGGCAGACGCTCTGCAGCTTTCCGTTCCAGAATTTTTCGACGTCGCCGAAGTGTCGCTCGACATGGTCGACGATGGTTGCCGGCGTGATCTTGCCGCGCGGCTTGCACATCATGCACAGCGGTTCGGCCTGCAATTGCTGCAGCCGCATCCGCTTCCAGCGTCGATGGCGATACCATTTCGTCCAAGGTGCTACGCTCTCGAAGGTCATGTCAGCACCAGCACGACGGCGATCGCGATCGTAGCGATAGCGAGCAGCCAGTACATGATGCCGCGATCAGTCACCGCGCAGCGGCCGGGCGGCGACAACGATGACGAAGCCGATGAGCATGGCGACGATGATCCATGGTGCGAGGTCGGCGATCATTTTGAGCGTCAACACAAAATGATGGAAATGGTTGGGACGTGCCGGGCGCCAACACCGGGCTGGCAGTTGGTGGGCCCGAGCACGTCCCTGATCCTGCCGGCTGAACGACGCGAGACAGTTTCCCAACACGTGACGCGGAGACCGTCCGGCAGAAACGCGCTGCGCATCGGGCTCGCGCCGAATCGGCGAAGACCGTGCGGCGAAAATGCTGCGTTCGTGTTGGGATGGAACGGCTTGTACGCGCGAAGCGAAAGCCACGCAAGAGTTTGTGTGCCTTCGGGTTTCCGAATTAGCGACAATTGCCGGCAATTAGCGGCTGACGATCGGATCACGTTGTGCCTTGGCCTTCAGTCGAGCATGGCGAGGCAGACGCCGATCGCCCATCCGATGGCGAACGCGGCGATGCTGACGTCGTCGATCATCGCCGCATCTCGATCGGCTCGATTGAGCCCTTGGGCATGGTGACGCTGACGCTCTGGCCGAGTAGATCGAGCAGGATGCGCTCGCGTTGTGAGCCGTTCATGCCCTGATAGATCGCGGTCCTGCCGGCGAACATCCCGGTGGTGACGCGCACGCTCTGGCCTTCCTGCAGTGTCGCCGCCTTGGGCAGCTTGACGAAGCCGCCGCGCTCTCTGCCCTTGATCTCATCCACGATCGCATCCGCCAATTTTGCCGGTGTGTCGCCAGCCATCAACAATTTGAGCACGCCGGGGCACCAGCGGATCGGATACCAGCGCACGACCACGCGCACCATCAGATAACCGGGAAACAGCGGTGCCGCGCGTTTCTCCTCGCGCACCTTGGGCACATAGGTCTCGAAGCCCTCGCGCTTGAGATGCTCGGTGACGAGGTCTTCGCGTTGCGACATGGCAACGGCGACGGTCCAGTAGGGTTGCTCGCTCATCTCGCCTCGCTGGTGGGTGATGGCTTGCACGGTTTCACGGGGCTATGCCTTGGCCCTGTCGCGGCCTGCCCGAACCATGCCTTGTTGCGCCTTGCACGCTCGCCCGTTGCCATCTCGGATGCGGGGAAAAGCCCGCGACAGGTATCTCGTCTCTCGACGTCGCTGGTGATCTCGCTGCCCTTCCGCGAAACGGTTGTGCCGCGAGACGTATGGACTCTTTGCTTCCTTCGGCTGATCGCTTGGCGGTTGTGGGGCGAGCGCCGCGAATGCTTGCGTCGCCCTATAGGGCCAAAATGTGTATTGCCTTCCGCGAATGCGGAAAGGCTTTCGCGGGCCTTCCGCGAAACATTTTGGGCTATAGGCGACGATGTTTCGCGGACCGCGAAACCGCGAAAGACCGCGAAAGCAAAAACAGGGTTTCGCGGAAGGGGGTTTTGCGGCCCGGAAATCCGCTCCATTTTCGGCGCTGCACAACAGCCGCTAAACATGATGTTCGACTCCAGCGTGTGGGGTGATGGCGCCGATCTCGATCAGGAAAGCGTGCCGCTGCCGCTCGCTCGCGCGGCCCCACGACGACACGATCCAGCGCGACAGGCTGTCGATCTTTGATAGCTCGCTGACATGCAGATGCTTGGTGCCGGGATCGAGCCGCTTGCCGTCGTCGGCGGTCGCGACATGGTGCCGGCGGATGAAGTCCGGCTTGGTGATCCAGCCGCCGATCTCGAACAGGTCACCGCCGAGATAGCGCACCATCACGAACACGTCGGCCCGGCACTGGTGCAGCCATTCGTTCTTGGTGATGGGCCACATCAGGAACTGCGTGCGCGTGCTCTTCACGTCGACCAGCACGCCGAGTTGCTCGACGTCCCAGCCCGGATCGAGCCGCTTCGACCAGTCGAGCTTGCGTTCAGGATCGAGCCCGAAGTGCAGGCAATAGGCGCATTCGCCGCCCTTGCCGAAAAACTGATGCGGCACGCTCTTGTCGATGCCGGGCCGCGCATAGATGCGCGAGGCTTCCTTCTCGCGCTTGTCGTAGCCGTCGACCGATTGCTCGCCGAACGCAAGCGATCGCTCCATCCATTTACGCGGCAGTTTTATAAGCGGCTTCATGGCCCAACACGCTCCACCCTTCGATCTCACCACGCGCAAAAATCTCAACCCGGTTGTCGGCTGTGAAATCCGGGTACATGCGTTCGATCGCCTGCCTGATCTCTGGCGGCTTGGCGCTGTGCTTGCCGCGCCGATAGCGAAACACCGAAGACAAAAGCTCGATCGGCTTCGGCGGCGCGCCGCGCGATCCGTAGAGCAGCACTTCGTGTTGATTGCGGAAGATCAGGCCGAGCCCGATCACTTCCTTGTCCCAAACCGCATGCGTCTTGTATTCGAAGCCGAGCCCTTCCATCACGGCGAGTGCGCGCTTGAGGTTCGACGACGTACACCACATGAACATCGCGCAGTCGTCCTGCGCGAGTTGCTCGATGGTCTGCCCGAAAAATTCGATGTCGATGATCTCTTCGTCGGTCATGACCGGGTAGTGATCGTCCGGCATGCGGTGCGTCATGTCGGGCGTGTGCGTCTCGAACGTCCAAGGCGGATCGAGATAGATCAGCGCGAACGGCCCGAGCTTCGCCGGCGCCGCGAGCTTGGCCTTCGCTGCCTGCCTGACGATGCGCTTGTGCTTGTCCTTGCGCTTTTCTTGATGCCAGAACGGGCGCGCGGCGGTGATCAGTTCGTTGTAGGTGACGAAGTCTTCAGTGCCGCGATAGTGCGCCAGCGTCGATTCCAGCTTCGGCGGCGGCAGCGCGCCGACGCGCTGGACGGCAACCGCCGTCTGTTTGGTCAGCCCGAGCTTCCCTAAAACTGATGTAAATCCACTTGACGCCAGTTTCCCCTTGCCGGGATGTTTGGCCCGCTCGATCTTCGCCAGCATCCGGCCGAGCTTCCAGCGTGCCCTGATCTTTCCTTCGTTCGCCTCGCGCACCTGTTCAGACTTGAACAGCCCGGTGCTGCGCATCATGTGCTCGATCGATTCCAGCTTGCGTTCGATGTCGAGAACCTCTTCCGGATCGGTAGCTTTCTCCAGCGCGCGCAGCCCGGCGCTGATCATGCGCAGCACCGCCGCCGGATTCTCCGTCTTCTTCCTGACCGCATTTCCCGCCACAGTTTTTCTCCCTTTCATGCCTCATCGATCGTTGTGCCGGGCAGCTTGCTCATGTTGACGCGCAGCCCCTTGCGCGACTTGCCCTTGCTGGTCGACGTCGTGACATCGACTTCCTTCAGCACGCCGTTCTTGACCCACACGTTGAGCAGCTTCTGCGCTTCCTTGTCGGCGCACTCGACGTGCTCCTGCACCACGGTGCCGGCCCATCGCGTGGTCTTGCCGCGTCGCGTCAGCGTGTAGAGATCAGGCGTCGGATCGATCCGCGCGCCGTCGTCGGTGGCGAGACGCGGCTTGTTCTCGACGATCACGCCCTTGTCGATCGCGAGCAGGATCGTGCGCGCGAGCCCGGCGTCGATCTTGTCGAACACGTTCTTCGGCTTGAACACTTCGAGCACGCCAAGCTCGTCGGCCGGCTCGTCGTCGCCGCCCTTGTTCGGCAGCGTGAACGTGCGCTTGAAAAACCAGCGCGCCTTGAACGTCACCAAGCTCAGGTTGGCCTTGGCATCGTCGAAGCGCAGATATTCGTGGCGCCGATCCGGATCGATCTCGAACGCCTGCGCCTCGATCTCGGTCATGGTGAACAAGGTCGAGACCACGCGCGCGACACCGAGCAGCGCGCCGGCCCCACGCGAGACATCCATGTCGCCGGGCGCGTTGGCATATTTGCGCGTGTGATGCACCAGCCAGACCGCGCAGTTGGTGCGGCGCGCGATCTCGCGCCACAGCACCGCGCACCATTTCAATTCGCTGTTGCTCGACTCATCGCCCTCGAAGGTCTCAGCAAACGGATCGACGATCAGCACATCGATCTTGTCGGCCTCGATGCGCGCGATGATGTTCTCGATCATCGGCGTGCGGACCACGGTTTTCGTGCGGCTGTTGGCGCGCGCGATCACGATGTCTTCCGGTCTGTCGGCGAGCGCGAGCCGATCGTGCAGCACCGCCTCGTCGCAGTTCATGATCTTGGCCGCCGCATAGAGCCGCCGGCGCATCTCGTCGCCGTCGTCCTCCGAGTTGATCACCAGCACCTTGAGCGGGCCGCGCGGATGCCAGCCGGCCCACGGCACCGCCGTCGTCATCATCAGCGCCATCTGCAGGGTGAGCAGCGACTTGCCCGAGCCCGGTGGCGCCACCATCACCGAGACGTGGCGGCGCAATAACAGCCCCGGCACGACCCACGGCCGGCGCGGAATCTCTTCAGGCCGAATCGGGAACGGATAGACAACCGGCACCGGCACGATCGGCGCCGGCTTGGCCTCATCGCCCGGCGGCTGCCAGTCCTGTGCAAACGTTGACCCATCTTCGTGCTGGTCGTGGCCGTTGGTCGCCGGCATCTCTTCGATCGGCAGGCTGTCGAGCGCCTCGCGCGTGCCGCCGCGTTCGATGTACTCGCTCAAATCCTTCGCCGGCAGCTTGAGCAGCGCGACGCTCGCCGCGATCGGCTTCAGCCGCTTGGCGATGACGCGCGCAAGCTCGCCGCCCTTCATCGGATCGTCGTCCTGATCCGGCACCAGCACGACGTTGGCGCCACGGAAAAAATCGTCGTAGGTGCCGCGCTCCCAAAAACCCTTGCCGGCGGTGCCCATCGCGGTGGTGGTCGTCACCAGCCCGAGCGCCGCGCCGTTGTCGGCATCCTTCTCGCCTTCGACCCAGTAGACCGGATGACCGTGTGCAATGCCCTCGATCAGATCGGGCAAGCGATACGGCACCATCCGCACGCCCTGCAGGTTCTCGATCCATTGATCGGGATGCACCGGGTCCGGCCGGCGCTGCGAGAAGCTCTTCGGATCGGCATAGCGGCAGACCTGATAGTTCACCGCGTCGTGCTCGTCGGTGTAGTCGTAGGCGCACGAGAACTTGCCGCGCGGCTTTGACTTGCCCTTGTGCGTCTTCGGCGCGTCATCCTTCGGCGGCGGCTCGCCGGTGATGATCTCGACCGCCTGCACGAAGCTGACGCCGTCGAGCGCCATCACAAGGCTGATCGCGCCGTGCCCCTTGGTGCCGCAGCCGCGACAGTTGAACACCTGCTTTTCCAGATCGACCGCGAAGCGATCCTCGCCACCGCATTTCGGACACGGGCCGGCGCGCTTGTTGCCGCGTCCCATCAGCTTGATCTGGCGGCTGCTAAGTATCGCGTTGACGTGAGCATCCCGCGCACGATCGACCCAATGGCGGAACGCGGGCGTCATGGCTTTAGCCCTGCTGCTTTGCTTGGCGCGCCGCCGCGACTTCCTCCCATGAGCCGAACAGCGGCGTGGTTGCCAGCGCCGAAGCCGGGTTGATCAGCCCGGCGGTGTAGCTCCACAGCGCGAGCGCGTCGGCGGCGTTGTCGTCGCTCGCGGTCCAACCCAGCATCTTGCAGCGCTCGTAGACCGCGCGCTTGGCCGCCTCGCGCTTGAGCGTGCGTTCCTGAATGAAGTGCTGGCGCACGTCGAGCACGCTGGCCGAGATCACTTCCGGAATCTGCGCATGCCGCGCCAGCCCGCGCACGATGCCGTGGAAGCCGGCGAGCTTGTGCTGCACGCCGGTGTTGGTGGTGCCAAGCCGCGCGGTCGGCGGCAGCAATTCCTCGATCGCGAGGATGTCGGGGTTGGGCTCGCGTTCGAGCGTGTCGGAAAACCATTCGAGGCAGGCGCCGAACAGCGTGTCACTGGTCGAGCCCACCGGCGCGAAGCGAACCGAGTGTGCCTTCGGCCTTTCGTTGGCGCGGCCGATCGCAAACCCGGTGACGGTGGCAATGTCGAGTGCCCAGATCAGCGGCTTGCGATCGGCTGCTGTCATGCGCGCCGCCTCAAGCTGATGCGGTCGGACGCGCGATCGATGCGGATGGCGAAGCCGTTGGGGGAAAGCTCGGCGTTGATCGAACCGATATAGCTTTTCAGCCGGTCGATCGTGGCGCCGTTGCGGTTCTCATATACCGCCCGAAACAGGTCCGGCGTGGTGATCCCGCCCGGGCCGGCGCGCTCGATCGCATCGATGATGCGGATCGCGAGGGGGCCGAACGTCGCACCGTAGCGCAACGGCTTGATCGGTTTGTCGCAGTGCGGACAGCGCTGCAGCATCGGGTGTTTCCCCGGGCCCGGTTCAGGGTTACCCGCAAACGGCTTTTGTCGTGAGAGCATCGCGCAGAGAAAGTGCTGAGAGCGGAAAGCTCTAGCGGCATAGCGGCGTCGCGGTCGTTGAAGAGGCTCGACCATGCGCCGCTGAGCGCGACGCGCAAGCAAAAATTTTTGCGATGAGATTCTTGCAAGGCGCTCCGTCACTTACCCGGTGACAACCAAACGGCGCGATCGTGACGTCGGGTTGACGATCGAAACCGATCGTGGTGACATCTCCTGAACGGCCAATAAGCATCTCTAAATGCTACGAAATACGGAACAAAGTTTGCGTCATAGTGCGTCACAGTGTATCACAGCGTAAAATAGCGGATCATTTTTCGACGGGGTTGGGGAACGAAACCGAGGCACGGCACGTCAACACCAGTTAGGGTGACACAACATGACAAGCCACGATCAAGTGGAGATTCACCGCAGCGACGAGGGGCAATTATGACCCCGATCGCGTTCCGACTATTCCGCCGGGTGATGAGCGGCGCCAAGATGTCCACCGACGAACGCACGTTCGCGATGAAGCGCTTGATCGACGTGCGCTACTTCGAGGCCACCGAGGTCGCGCCGCTGATCTTCGATCTGACCAAGCGCCTCACTGACCAGTGGTCGCGTGACCGCAGCATGCCGAAGCTCCAAGCGTTCTTGCCAGCACCGCGAACATGGATCGAATACGTGGTGCCGGATGATCCGCACTTCGCCAAGGGACGCCAGCAAAAAGCGGATCGCGGCGCTTTCCTGTTCGAGACTCATGACGACGGCCACGTGAGCGTCACCGGCATGCTGAAGTGGCCGGACGGAAGGGTGCAGTCTTCAGCCGGCTTTGCTGAGCCGAACCATCCGCGTGCTTTCTTCCCGTTGAGCAGCGAGGATTTTGTGCCCGAGACGCCTGTCGCGCAGACGTTCGAGCGCCAGCATCACATCTATTTCGAGATGCACGCGATGCTCGCCGTCATCAATTCACCGCGCGTGATCGAACAGGAGAGCCGTGAGCCGCATCGCGGGCTCGTGCGCGAGATGCGCAACGCCAACATGCCGCACAAGTTCACGCCGTGGTCGGTCATCAAGTACAGCGTCACGCGTGCGGCGATCGATGCCGCAGGCGAGACCGGCGAGCACGGCGGCGAGCGCTGCCTGCATTTCGTGCGCGCTCACACCCGCTGGCTGACTCAGCAAGGACGCATCACCTTGGTCACGGCGCACAAGCGCGGCAACCGCGAACGCGGCGATAAGACCATCGGTTCAACATACACGGTGAGCCCATGAGCGCCGATGATCATCTCAACATCCATCCGATCACCGATGCCTGCCACGGCGAAGAGACTCTGACGATCTTCAACGCCAGCGACATGGGCAGCCTGTTCGGCGTCGGCTTCAAGTCGCTCGCCTATGTCTCGGCCAAGAAGCGCGGCATCGTTCCGCTGGCGTCCGACGATCCCGAGAATCCGCTGATGGAACGTGGGCTCGACTTCGAGGACGCCGCGCGCAAACGCGTGGCACGCAAATATCCCGCGTGGCAGATCACAAAATGCACCGATCATTATGTTGCGGATCGCATCGGCGCCAAGCCGGACAATCTGGTGATCGATCCGGCACGCGAGGGTGTCGGTGTGCTGGAGCTAAAGGTAACCGCCGAGCCGATCCACCGGCGCGAGTGGCTCGATGACACGCCACCGCTGAAATACTTGCTGCAGCTTTCGACGCAGATGATGCTGGTGCCCGACTGCACATGGGGCGCGATCGGCGAACTGGTGGTCGGCCCGTTCACCTACGAGACCAACGTCTACATCGTCGAGCGCAACCGCAGCGCCGAAATCCGGCTGCGCACCGCCGTTGCCGAGTTCTGGCAGACGTTCGACGCCGGCGGCGAACCGGCGATCGACTTCGAGCGCGACGGCGCGCTGATCGCGCTGATGTTCCCGCATGAAGTGCCGGGCAAGGTGATCGACCTGTCGTCCGACAATGCGATCCGCGATCTGTTGCAGCGTCGCGACATTCTCAAGGACACCGAGAAGGACGTCGTGAAGCGGCTGAAGGAATGCGAAAACGAGATCAAGGCCAAGCTCGGCGATGCCGAAGGCGCGATCGTGCCGGGCTGGCGCGTGACGCTCAAGACGCAGCACCGCAAAGGCTACACCGTCGAGCCGTCATCGTTTCGTGTGCTGCGCACCACGCGCCACGAGCAGGAGACGGCATCATGACCGCTCTCGCAATGTGGACCGTCTACGATCACCCCACCGATTATCCCGACAAGTTTGTCGCGCGCCGCTTCGATGTCGACGGCAACGGCGCGAAGCCGTCCGAGAGCATCATCATCCATTCGGACCTGAACAAGCTGCGCGACATGCTCTGTTTCGAACTGCATCTGACCTGCTTGACGCGCAGCGAGGGTGACGATCCGAAGATCATCGAGACGTGGCTGTAAAACGAGGGAGTCGATATGAGTACCACTCAAGTGATGGAGCGTGAGACCAAGACGCAGCCGGCGATCACCGTGCTGCGCGATCGGCTGTTGCAACGGCGCGCCGAGCTTGAGCATGCGCTGGAAGGATCAGGCATCAGCCCCGATCGCTTCATCCGCGTGGCGGTGACCGCTGCGATGATGCAGCCCGAACTGATCAGCGACGTCAGCTTTCAATCGCTCTGGCAAGCGCTGCTCGAAGCCTGCAACGATCGGCTACTGCCCGATCGCCGGCAGGGCGTGATCTTGCCGTACAAAGGCAAGGCCAAATGGCAGCGCATGTATCACGGGATGATCGATCGGTTTCAGCAATCGGGCGAATTCAAATGGATCGGCGCCGGGCTGCACCGCGAAGACGATCGCGAGTTCGACGTCTGGCTCGATGAGCACGGCCAGCACTTTCTGCATCGCCCGGGCCCGGGCAACGGCAAGGTGGTCGAGAGCTACGCGGCAGCGCTCACCAAGGGCGGTGGATTCTTCGTCACTACGATCAACGAAACCGAGATGCAGAAAATTCGCAACGTCTCGCGCGCGCGTGGCGAGGATTCACCGTGGCAGCAATGGACCGATCAGATGCGGCTGAAGACCGCGCTGAAGCGGCTGTGCAACTTGCTGCCGGTGCCGCAGGGGCTCGACACTCTGGTGAGGGATGAGGGTGACGACGCCGGCGAGACGCCGGCCACAGGCTACACGCTGCCGACACCGAAGCCGCCGGCACGCCCGCGCGGCGCGCAGAACGCGCTCGATCATTTCGGCGGTGAGCCCGATGACGGCGCAGGCGAGCCCGACACGCGCCCGCCGCCGACGGCGAAAGGCGATCGCTTCTATCGCGAGCCCGAACCGACTCCGGAGACCGACAAGCCCGAGCCGAAGACGGTCGACACGGTCGATCAATCCACCGGCGAGATCACCAGCCATGCGGAGATTCCGCAGGTCCGGCTCGATGTCGCCCACGAGCGCGGCGTCGAGGCCAAGCGCACCGGGCTCAAGCGCACCACACCGCCCGGCGAATATCGCGAGGCCAACCGCGAAGGCGAGCTTCGGGCATGGCTCAAGGGTTGGGACGGCGAACCGCTAGGGAGCGGGTGATGCCAACCACGGGCGACAATGCACCAGTGCTCACGCTCAAAGAGGCGTCGCAGTTTCTCGGCCTGAGCATCCCGACGCTGTATCGGCTCGGCAAGAAGGGCGACATCGAATTGATCCGCGTCGGCGAGCGCGGCACGCGCGTCACCAAGGTCAGCCTCGATCGCTACCTGAAGAACGCCAAGCGCGTGAAGTGAAAGGTGCGTCATGGTTCGCACGGCTTTGATCGACACCGTCGCGCGGATCGTCGACGAAAAGCCGATCCGGTTTGCGTTCGTGCTGGCGATGATCCCGGTGGTGATGTTCACGATCGTGGACATCGGCCGGACCAAGACGCCGGCGCCGATCGTGCCGGCGAAAGCGCCGCCGGCCGACGTCGGGCCGCGCGTCGTGAGGACCGAGAGCATCAGCACGCTTGACGGTCGATGGAGCGCGTTCGCTTCACCGCCGCCGGCGATCGAGAAGCAAGAGGTTCGCCCCGTCACTCGCGAGCGTGACGTGGCGGGCGCGGTGTCCGGGGCGGCTGGCCTAGCCCCCCAGCCGGACAAGCCGTCCCGGCACCGTCTCAAGACCACGCGCGTGCGGCTCGATGTTTGCCAAAGGCACAACATGCGCCGCGTCGAGATCAGGCGCGGCCGATGGACCGGATGGAGATGTCGCCGATGACCGAGATGGAAAAGTACATGACGCCGAAGGACATTCGCCGCAAGGGGATGCGCGCGAAGATTCGCAGCGTCGAGAAAGAGATCATCGACGGGCGGCCACGACTGGTCCTGTATTTCGAGCGCCAGAAAAAAGGTCTCGTGCTCACGCGCCGGCTGGCTGACGAGATCACCCGCGCGATCGGCCCGAACCGCATGGTGCAAGAGTTCTTCGCTTCCCCCGAAGGCGCGGAGCACTGACCATGACCAACAATAGCGTGCTGGTGACGCCGCTGCAGCCTCCGTTCGACGGTGAGATGGTTTTCTTCACGCTCGCAGAAGGCAGGGAGTTGGCTGTTTCGAGGACTGACGGCGCCAAGATCAAGCGTCTGCTCGGTATCAACCTGATCGATCGCCACATCACTCTATCGGCACACGACGACGGCGTTCGCATCCGAGTCAGCGTGGTGCCGTCATGACCGACAAAGACATTGAATGGCAGGACGCCGGCCGCGAGCCGAAGGTCGCGCCAAATCCGCTCTATCCGAACGGCATCGATCTCGACGTCTCGGACGGCATCAAGCCGGCGTGCTTCGTCAAGCTGGCATACCCTGCGCGGCGCGTCGGCCGTTACGTGATCAAGTGCAGGACGTGCGGATGGGTTGGCATCATCTCGACCGCCGGCCGTCCGGACGATCCGCGCTCGGTGACGATCCCGTGCCTACGGGTGCTGCAATGACCGCCACGCTCAAGCAAGACTTCACGCTCACGCTGCGCGACTTCATCACTGCCATCGACAGGAATGTCGTGAAGATTTTCGAGCGCAACGGCGTGATCGAGCCGATGTGGCACTGCATCACGGCATCCGGCGAGCACCGGATCGAGCTGTCGCCGGCAGTCGACAAGGATTTGGCTGCGATCCTGATGCGCGTCTACTTCGTGCTGCACAACGTGACGCGCTATGCCTTCATCGATGAGGCATGGACGCTGATGCTGCCGCTCGGCTTCAGCGACGCTGAAATTCGCGAGATCGCGCGGCGCGGGCTCGCCGATCATCCCGGCCGTGTCGAAGTGCTGATGTATCAGGTCGAAGACGAGAGCGGAGCGCTCACTGCGCATCGCAACATCATCCGCGCGGGCGGCGGCAAGCCCACGCTCGGCCCGCTCACATTCTTTGAGACCAAGGAAAGCGAAGGTCGCTTCATCGGCATGTTGCCTCAACGGGGAACGATGCAATGACGCGAGATGAGCATCTGGCTTGGTGCAAGCGGCGCGCTCTCGAATACGTCGACCACGGCAATCTGTTGCAAGCATGGGCGTCGATGGGAAGCGACATGAACAAGCATCCCGAAACACGGAATCACCCGGGCCTCGAACTCGGCATGACGCTGATGATCAGCGGTGACCTATCGCGCAGGGATGCGATGAGACGTTTCATCGAGGGCTTCCAATGACTGACCTACAGCAATTTGTCGAGAAAATGCACTTCGGCGCAATCGCGATCAGTGTCGCCGGATCATCGCCAGTCGTGCATTGCCTGAATCAACTCGCCGCCGCACAGGATGATTGGCAGCGCTGCGAGCTTGCCAACCGCATGCGCGAGTCCATCGAAGCCGATGGGCTGAAGCTCGAACACGGCGCCTATGATTTTCTGTTGGGGATGGTTGCGCCGTGAGGCAGCCGTTCCACTTCGGGCCCGATCACCATCTCAAGCGCGCCGGCGCGTGCCCAAGCTGCAGCCGGCAACTCACCGGCGCGACCGCCATCGGTCAGGGCGACAAGCCGAGCGACAATCGTCCGAAACGTGGTGACGCGACGATCTGCATTTACTGCGGCGCGTTGCTGGTCTTCACGCGCGGGCTGAAGTTGCGCCACGCGACCGAAGACGAGCGCCGTGAGATCGGCGCGATGCCGACGGTGCAAACCATCCTGATGGCGCAGGCTGCAATGAGCGGGAAGAAACCGTCATGACCGGAAAGTATTCGCTCGGAGATGGGCCGATCTCGCCGGAATACGAACGGCAGATGAGCGCGCTCGCAAAAGCGCTCAACGAGATGTTCAACGGCCAGCTTAAAGGTCGCGATCGCAAGACCGGCTTCGTCCTGATGGTCTATCCGTTCGACGACCACGGCGGCACCGACGGGCGCTGCAATTACATCAGCAACGGTGCCGATCGGCGCGACGTCGTCAAGCTGATGAAGGAAATGATCAAGCGGTTCGAGGGACAACCAGAAGCCAAGGGAAGAGCATGACGAGTCACCCGCCGAAACGGATAGACGCACTCATGGCCTGCGACCGCTTGATGCAAGTCGCTTCCGCGCTGCGTCTCGATCTTGCGCCGCGCGATCCGGAAGGCCGCTCGCTCTCGTTGGGGGTGTGCATGTTCGTTGGCGTCTTCCTCTCAACGATCCCCGAGGAATATCGCCAGCAATTCTGTGACGCCGCGAACGGCTACGCGCTCCGCACCCGCGAGCTTCTGCAAGAGATTGAAGAGAAGGGGAAAGCGTGATGGCGAGCCGCGAGTATTTCGTCGTCGACTGCGAGGGCTATATTTCCATTTCGCCTGAGACGAAGGGGCATGAGCTTGAGCCGGAAGCGTTCGCGACGCTCAAGGCGGCGACGAAGCGCGCCACCAAGCTCGCCGAGCACGAGCCCGGCCGCACCGTCGTGGTCACGCGCGCGGTCGCTTACATCACGTGCCCGGTGCTCAAACCGAAAATCGAGATTCGCAAACTGTGAGGACATTGTGCCGATGAGACGCGCGCCGTGGAGCGATGAAGAGGTCAAGGCCCTGAACCGTTTTCAGGGATACGGATTCGTTCACCCGTTCACGTGCGGCAACGACCACGGGACTCAGGATGACCGCGTGTTGGTCGCGACCAAAGACGGCTGGATATGCCCCGGCTGCGACTACAAGCAAACATGGGCCTACGAAATCATGTTCGAACCGCTGGTCAACCCGCTCGACAGCCTTCAACCGGAGAAAGGAAACGACGCATGATCATCACCGTTGAGAAGCTCGCCACCGTGCAGACATCGATCGACAAGCTGGTCGAGCAAGGGCAATCGCTGTTCACCGACATCGGCGAAACCGTGCGAGATCGCGCACGCCTTTTGCAAGAGGTTCTGAACCACGAAAAGACGATCAACGATCTCAACGGCGAGATCGCCGATCTGCAGGCGCGCAACCGTGATCTCGAACTGCGCAACAGCCGGCTGGTCGACGACCTGATGAAGTTCGAGACGCAGTACAACGAAGCGAGCGCGCTGCTCGACAACGTGCGCGCCACGGTCGCGAGGCCGAAGCCGAACGGCGGCGCGGCTAAGAACGACACGCATCCGGTGCCGCTGCGACCGCAAGGCATGCTGCCGCGCGACAACGGCACGCTGCGGTGACCACCATGAAAGCATCAATCGAAGTTGAGAACCGCAACGAAGCCAAGGCGATCACCACCGGGCTCGAAGACCCGGCGACGCGCGCCTTCGTCGTCGTCATGGGCGCGCTCGCGGCGTTGCCGAGCGATCGTGCCCGCAAGCGCGTGCTGCAATACGTCACCGATTATCTCGACGAGCAGCGCGAGCAAGCCAACGCCGATTATACCGAACAGCACAGGGGAACGGCAGCGTCCGATGGTGGCACGTAAAAACACGTTCAATACTTCGTTTCAGGGCAAGCCAAGCCAGCGCCCTGATCGCAAGGCGCTCGCGCTGATGCGCCGCGCCGACACCGAGCGCGACAGCCACGGCTTCTCGATGACCGGCGAGCGCAAGCGCGGCGTGTTCGTTGACCCGAACATGAAGGTGACGCTGCCGCGCCTGCAGTTTCTGGAAAAGCCTGACGAGGGCGACCTGCCATGACCGCACCGATGCGCCGCTACCTGCTCAACAAGCAGATCGCGATCGAGTCGCGGCGCATCGCCCACGTGGCGACCAAGACATGCAAATTTGCATTTGACGGCACTGATCACGACGACGAGCACACCGGCAACTGCAACAAGCTCAAGCGCGCGATCGAGACGCTCGCGCTGCAGGTCAAGCTCGCCGCACTGCAGCCGGTGCCGGTCGAGCGTGAGGAAGCGCCGCCACTGTTCGAACAGGAGGAAGCCGATGACGACGCACAGCGACTCTGAAGGGCGGCAGAATTACGTTGTCGGCCTCGTCAGCCAGATCAACAACGTGCTCGCGGGTGAGGATATGGCAGAGGCTGCCACCGCTCTGACGTTGGCGGTCGTCTGCCAGATGGTCACCGTCGCACCAACCAACAGCGAGGAACGTGTGGCGCAGGCTGATGCGTTCGCCGCTCAAGTGCGCGACTACGTGCGGCGTGACGACATCGTCGAGTGGATCAGGCACTGCACCACGCACATCCAAAGATCGGAGAGAGGGCAATGAGCGATTTCGATCCGATCAAGGCGCAGCGCGAAGAGCTTGTCGGCTGGAACGACTGGCGCAAGCGGCTGAAGGTGATCGCGATGCACAAAGAGGAATTGATCGACGAAGCCACCACCGAGCGCGATGCGCTCTTGGGCACGGCTTCGCTGCTCGACGGCATGATCGAGAAGGGACAGGCCCGGCTGCGCGCTCTGGAAGATGAGCGCGACGCCAAGGCGAAGGGCGAGCCGTCGCCACAGGAAGCGCCGCCGTGAGCGACCGCGCCATCCGCTGGATTGCCGTGTCCGTCTCGCTGGTCGCGTGGGCGATGATCATTTGGGCGGTGGCCAGCGCCGTCAACGGTTGCGGGGTGCATGCAGCATGACAAGGGAGTCACACCGATGAAGGGCCACAGCGTCATCCGTCTGCCCGAAGTCGAGCGGCGCACCGGCTTCTCGCGCCCGACGATCTATCGGCTGATGGACGCCGGCACGTTCCCGCGCTTCGTGCGGATCGGTGCGCGCTCGATCGGTTGGGTTGAGGAAGAAATCGACCGCTACGTCGAGAGCAAGATCGCAACGCGCGATCGCGACGCGGTCCACCGGCAAGAGCAGGACCGATGACGTTCTCGTCGAAGTTCGCGCTGCGCGATCGCGTGTGGATCGACGGCGACGACACGATCAACGCGACCGTCGTCGGCTTCGCGTTCTATGGGCAGACCACCGAGGTGCAAATCTCATGGGTCCACGCGGGCGCGATCCAGACGGCGTGGGTCGCGGAGTGGCGGCTGACACACGCGGAGGGATGATGAAGCCGGCTGAGATCATCGCGCACATCGAGCACGTCGCGCGCATGGGCGGGCCCGGCGCGTGGATGCGCAACCAAGAGCTTCTCGCCGGCCGCTGGCTGGTGAAGCCGGGCTCGGTGCCGTGGCTGCCGGCGGAAGATTGGGACGATGGCAGCATCATCAGCGTCGACGCTGACGACCGCGTGCGGCTGGTCGCGCTGGCGGCCAAGCGTCCGGGGCGCGGTGCCTTCAAGCGGCTGGTCGCGCTGATCCGCGCGGCCGGGCTCTCGCCGGTGGTGGTGACGCCGACGGATCGGCTCGCGGCGCATCTCAAGCGGCGAGGCTGGCGCATGCGCGTGACCGGCAGCGGCGAGGCGGCGCAGACGATCTGGTATCCGCGCAAGCGGCGCTGAAAGCTGCGTCAGAGTTGGTGGGTCTTTGTCATGGGTAAAGCGAACAGCACATTCCGCCAGCGCGACGTTGTCGCAGCGATCCGCGCGGCCAAGCGCGCGGGACAAAATGTGACATCGTTTGAAATTCTCCCAAACGGCAATATAAAGGTCCACGTCGGCGCTCCCGCCGATGATTCCTCCAACCAGAAAACGGATGCCGATTCATGGGACGACGTTTGAAACCGGGGCTGCCACACGTTGACAGCTTCCCCGACAGGCACGGCAGGCGACGCTATTTCTTTCGGCTCAATCGACAATCGAAGCGCATCCCGCTTCCTGACATCGACGATCCGAATTTCATGGCAGCCTATGAGGCCGCGAAGGCCGGCACACCGACTCAACTGCCACCGAAGCCGCTCGGCGCCTCGAAGATCAGACCGGGCTCGGTCGCCGAAGCGATGGCCGAGTTCTATGCCGATGACACGTGGACGGCGCTCGCCGACACCAGCCGTTCGCAAATCAAGTGCTACCTTGAACCGTTCCGCGAAGAGCACGGGCACCGCATGATGCGCGAGCTTGCGACGCTCAAGCTGCAGAAGATCGTCGACAAGCTCGGCCCGCACTCGCAGCGTCATCTGGTCGCCGGCATCCGCAAGCTCACCAAGTTCTGCCGGCGCGTCGGCTACCTCGACAAGACCACGCCCGATCCGGCGCGCGATCTGGAAATGAAGGACAAGCCGAAGACCGACGGATTCTATACGTGGGTTGAGAGCGATCACGTCGCCTTCAAGCGGCGATGGGGCAAGGACACGCGTCCGCGTCTGGTCTATCAACTGATCAACAACTTCGGCCTGCGTCTGTCGGACGTTCGCAAGGTGGCACCGCGCCACATCGTCAGCGGCGTGATGACGATCAAGCCGCAGAAGACGCAGAACAGCAGCAAGGTCGACGTCGACATCGAGGTCTGGCCCGAGACGCTGGAGATCATCGCGGCGAACCGGCAGCGGCAATTCAAAAACGTGGTGATCCTCAACGACGCGAACCTGCCGTTCGTGTTGACCAACACCAACGCTGCGCCGCGACCGCTGAAGGTGAAGTCGCTCGGCATGGACATGCGCGAGGCTTACGACGCGGCGGGGCTCACGCACTGCACCAGCCACGGCATCCGCAAGTCCGGTGCTGCGGTGGCGGCCGAGCAGGGCGCGACCGTCAACGAGTTGATGGCGATGTTCGGATGGGTCACGCCGAAGGAAGCGATGCGCTACACCGAGAAGGCTGACCGCAAGCGCATGGCCGCAAGCGGCACAAAGAAACGCGCTGCGGCAGAAGGCTGAACATGCGATTCCCAAACCACAGAACAGGGTTTGGGAATGGGACAATTACCCCAATGATTTCAACGTCAATATTTGCACCAGACAATACGGCTTCTTGTCGCTGGTGCATGGAAAATCAAGGGGTTACAAATCCCAAACCGGATAAGATGATCCCACACGCTTATTCGGTGTTCTTTCATCGTTCCCAAACCGCCGTGCCCCGTGACAGGGTGCGGCGGTTTTTTAATGGAGGATTCTGATGCGCCCATTGAACGCCGCGATCGCCGACATTCCGCTGCCTGATCGGATGCGCCGGCTGCCAGTGAGCGACACCGGGTTTCCGGTCCCGTGGTTCGTCGAATGGATCGACGACAAGCCGGATTTCCGCGTGATGGATTCACGCAAATGGGTCCGCGCGGTGAAGCTCGATTTATGTTGGTTGTGCGGCGCGACACTGGGCCGCTTCAAGGTGTTCACCGCTGGCCCGATGTGCGCCGTCAACAGGACGTCGGCCGAGCCGCCATCGCATCGTGGCTGCGCCGAATACGCCGTGAAGGCGTGCCCGTTCCTGACCAAGCCGCGCATGCGCCGCAACAACACGGACCTGCCAGAGCAGCACCAGAAGCCCGGCGGGCTCATGCTGGAGCGCAACCCCGGCTGCACGCTGCTGTGGATTTGCCACGACTATCGGGTGATCAAGACCGACGGTGGGCCGATCATCAAGATGGGCGAGCCGGTCGAGATCGTCGCCTATGCCGGCGGCGGGCTCGCGACGCGCGCAGAAGTCGACGCCTCGATCGCGTCCGGCCTGCCGCTGCTCAAAGCTGAATGCTTCAACGAAGACGACAGGCGCGTGCTCGCGCGCCAGATGGAGCGCGCCGAAGCGGTGTTCAAAACGAAACTGAAGACGGTGGTCACCGAGAGCGATCGCGCTGCGCTGGCGGGGCGTGCATGAGCGAGAAATTCACGCTCTCGCCGGCTGCGGCCGGCAACTTCGTTATCGGGCTGTCGAGTCCGATGTATTGCGCGAAGATCACCGCCGACGGTGTGGTCTTCATCGACTGGAAGGCCACCGAGAACGCCGCCGCAAATCTCAAGCCCACCGATGCGATGACGCTCGCCATCGTGCGCCTGATGCTGGCGATCCGCGACGGCACGTTCAAGCCGTTGGAATGAAGGGAGCAAGATCATGGACACGCAGAGCATCACCCTCGATCCGTCAAAGGCGCGCGAACTCTGGCGTGCCTATCGCAAGCATCAGCACTACAGCGAGCCGATCGACCGCGAGATCATGGCGGCCTATCAGAAGCTCGCGCAGGGCAAGCTGATCATCAAGGCGCTCGACTCGATCGTGAAGGCCGGGCTCGGTGCCGATCGACTGCCCAAGCTCGCGCTGGTGCGCGCCGACAAGAAGGCGTGCCGCTGCACCATGGACGCCAACGGCTCGGCGGTGATGTCGGCTGAAGGCTACGACGTGCCGTGGCGTGGTGATGCGCCGCCGAACTCCTGCTACTTTCGCTGGCCTGCGGGGACGTTCTCCGGTGCAGCCACACGCTACGGCGGGCGCGCGATCACACCGCTGATCCCGATCGACCATCGGCCCAAGCGCGGGCTCGCGAACTATCACATCTTGTTCGAGGCCGAATGGTCGCGCGTGCCGCCGCGCGATCCGTATCTGCTGCGCCGCATCGGCAAAAGCGATATGTGGGTTGTGCTGGCTATGTGGGACTTGACCGAGATCGAGCGCGCGGCGCTGGCGGCGCGGATCGCATGAGCGACGACGCCAAGGCGGGATGGGAAGTCGAAGGCTTCATCGAGCGGCTGACCCGGCGCGATGACAGCAACAGCGAGCGGCTTGTGCTCGAAGCCGTCTCGCACTTGCGCGCGTTCTCGCGCGACTGCGACGCGCTGCGCGCCGCTCGCCATACCGACTCGCAGCGCATGGTCGCAATGGCTGATAACTACGAACGGCTCGACGACAGGGTGTCCGATCTCACCGAAGCGCTGCAGCGGATCGCGCAATGGGCCGACGCCTATCCGCTCGCCGTGTTTCCCGAACCTGATCTAGCGAAGGCTGCAGCGGTGCTGCGCATGCACGGCATGACGATCGACGGCATCAGCGCGCACGTTGCCCGCCACGTCGTCGAGGGCGTCGGCAAGATCGCGCGCGAGGCTCTAGGGGAGTCCACCAATGGCTAAAGCATCATGGACGATCTGCCCGGGCTGCGGACGCGGTCGCGGCGAGGATCACAAGCGCGACTGCGAGCATGGCAAGCCGCCGCCGATCCGCGACTATAGCAAGCTCGAAAACAATCGCGGGCCAGAGACAATGCGCGGCGTGCCGGTGCCGCTGCAGCCGGTGACGGAGGAATAGCCCGATGGCTGAAGACACAAGCATCGAGCCGATCCGCAAGCTCAACCGAAACGAGTCGCACGACCTGTCGATGATCATCAAGGATCGCGCGAAAGTTTTGAAGGCGTACATCGAAGAGGAAGCGGCGCGGCACATCGCGGACTTCGAGCAGCACATCTCGACGGTCTATAAATTCGATGAGGATGAGGTCTGGCGCGAAGCCGCCGAGAAGGCGGCAGAGGTCGTCGCCGAAGCGAATAAGAAGATCATGGCGCAATGCAAAAAGCTCGGCATCCCGGCGGCGTTCGCGCCCGGGCTCTCGCTGCAATGGGCTGGCCGTGGTCAGAACATGATGCAGAGCCGGCGCCAAGAACTGCGCGCGGCTGCGATGACGCGCATCGAGGCGATGAAGCGCCGCGCCGCCACCAAGATCGAACAGCAGTCGCTCGATCTGCGCACGCAGGTCGTCGCGATGGCGATCGTCTCACCGCAGGCAAAGATGTTTCTGGAGTCGCTCGCGCCGGTGAGCGAAGCAATGGGCTCGCTCGATTTCAAGGCGATCGAGAGCGAGATCAGCAAGCGCGACGAAGTGCGCCGGCTGCGCTACGGGGAAGACTGATGGATCACATCGACGCCATCGTGTTCGCGATCGAGGCTCTCGGCTTCAACATCGGCGACAACGATCTTGAGCGGCGCGCGAAGGCGAGCTTCGTCGTGCAGGCGTTGACGCTGGTGGGATGCAAGATCGTCACGTCAAAAGAGATCGCGGATTTGATCGAGGCGCTGCGGCCGTTCACCGAAGTCCCGCCGCATTCTCCACCGGAGCGCAAGCTGTTGGTTGTCGATGCTGGTAATGGACCGTGGCACCTAAAACAAATCGCATTCGACAACGCCCGCGCGGCGATAACCGCAGGCGCGCGCAATCCTGATCCGCCCGCCGATCATGGTTCGGTGATCCGGAAGAACCTGTGATGAAGCATGCTTCGAACCGAAACGCTTGGGCGATCGGCACGCAGAAGCGCAACGGCTTCCATGTGCGTCGTGTCGTGTGGGGCATGCTCATGGCTAGCGTCGAGCGCCGGCCGGACGAAGAAATCCGCAAGGCCGTTATCATCGTCTCTGGAAAACGCTCGCGACCGATCAAGGTATTCGAATGATCGAGACCCTCGCCGTCATCGAATACGAGCACACGCTTGGGCACGTCACCGCCGGCATCGTGCTGTTCGACGACGTCGTCGTCGAGGCGGCGCCGATCGTGAACTACATGAAGCGCGGCAAGTGGACACGCGCGCGCGTGCGGGCATACTGCGCCGACAAGGGATGGAAGATTAGCGTGGTTCACCAACTCGAACGGGAGAGACCGTGATGCCGAGCGACCGCGACGGAGGAACAAGATGAGCACCAGAGCCACGAATTTCGTGTCTTGGCTTCTTGAGGACGTTGACAGCGTTCACGCCGAGGCAGGCACCCCGCGTGATGAGCAGTTGCGCGAGTTCGAGCGCGACGGGTTTCTCCGGTTCTCGGGCTGCACACGCGGAACGAACAATTACGAAATCGTCACGGGCGGCTTCCGCGCATTTTGGGAAGCAGCCGCCGTACACGGCCGCGCGCCACACATGGACGAGGAGCGAAAATGATGAAGCCGAACGGAGAGGAGTTGCGCGCCTTCGATGACGCCGGGATGCCCGCCTCATGGTCGGCGGGACGGCCAACTGTCGAAATTGTCCGCAACGTTATTCAAGCAGCATGTGATGGCGTTATGAGCGCGCAATCGGCCGCAGAGGTGATGTTCTCTCTGTTCCGCCGAGAGATTGAGGCGCCCGAAATGTGCTGGCACACGAACGCCGCGCGCATGGACGAACAGCGATGACCGGGCAACGAACGGGAGAGACCATAAATGCCGAGCTTGGACTTCAACCTCAACGGCGATAATTGCTGGCCCGATCTTCGCGAGAAGGAAGTGATCGAGTTGATGGGCGACGGTGCGCCACCGATCGGCGTCGCGCTGCTCGACAACGGCATGACCAGCGGCAGGCCGAGCATCACGCTGCGCCTCGATCTTCCCGATGGCCGCGTCGTGATGACCGAGACCAGCGCGCGGCTGTTCTGCACCGCTGCGCGCATGATCATGGCGAAGCATCCCGATCTGTTCGAGGGAGACTGACATGCACACGAAAGATTTTCTCGCGCAGGAATTACAGAAGGCCGGGCTCGACGAAATGGCTGCCAAGGCGGCTGATGGGTACTATCACGATTTCCTCTCGCCGCTCGACACACCGGAGCTTCAGCTATTGGCAGACTTGCGCGCGATCGGCACGCCGGCAGCCGAAGCGCTCGCGGCTCGCCATCTCACCGGCGAGTTCGATGCGAGCAAGGAAGAGAGCGACGCATGGGCGCAGAGTCCCGAAGGACAGGACGCATTCGGCAAGCTGATGAGGGGCTCATGATCTTCACCGGCAAAGTGACAGGTCTGGCCGAAGGCTCGACGTTCATTGTCCGGCGCTACTTTGACGGACGCCGCGACGGCTATCAGCACGGCTGGAGTCAAACAGGCTACCGTGTGACGCGTCGCTTGACGGACAGTGTCGAAGCCGAAACCACGGTGATCGGCATGGGCGACGCGAGCCTGCCTATCTTTCAGGTCGTGGGTCCGGATCACAGCCGGCTGGCGCCGTGGTGATCAGAACCGGCGCCGACTGGCTCAAGCTGCCGCTCAAATTGCGACAACGCTGGTGGCGTGAGACGGACTACGGTAAACGCGAGCCGAGCGACGATCTGAAAAACGAGATCGAGAAAATCCTTTCAGCGGTTGGGGCAATCCATGAAGCTGACCAAGCGCCAAAGCGAACTGGTGTGTGAACTGTCGAAGGGGCTGTCGAACAAGGCGATAGCGCGCAACCTCAATGTCACCGAAGGCACGGTGAAAATGATGCTGCATCTTCTCTACGCCAAAACCGGCACCGCCAACCGCACCGCGCTCGTGATGCAGTGTGCGCTTGCCGAGTCCGGGAAAGCAGCCGAGCAAATCATTGCACTATCACCGGGCCAAGCAGCAACGGCCCCGGCTCGACTTGACCCGTAGCTTCGTAGCGCTGCAGCGCGGCGAACGTGGCGGCCGATGTTGCGAAGCGGATGAACTTCGTTTCCAGTTCGATCAGGGTGAAGTGCTCGAACAGATGCACGTCGATCACGTCACCCGGGAACGTGCGCTTGATTGACTCTTCGATCGGCTCGCAGCGATAGCGCTTCCCATACTCCGTCATGGCATGCTGACTCCGGTTGATGGCGCGATGCTGTCACATGGTGTCGCAAGGCTATTATCACAAAATGTTACATCGGTGCCATACGGCTTTCTTGAATCGCACTCGCTCAAAACCGTTCAAGATGTCCAGCATCCATCGCACCTAATGATTTTTTTCTGCGCGAGTTGTCGCTGTGCCACGCGGAGTCGCGTCGGCAAAAACGATCCGATTCCGAAAAGTTGAAAAGTCGATTTGCTATATTGCTCGTGTCGCAGTCAGAGAGCGACGGGCTGTTTGAAATGCAAAATCTGAAATGGAGACGAACATGGCGCAAGCCATCGACACGACGAACTATGTCTACCTTGCAATGACCGCGAACTTTTGGGCGTCCTCGAAAACGAGCGAGGAAGCTGCGGTGCGATCTCTTCGGGCTCAAGCCGGATCGTCACAGGTCACGAAGTATGGATGGGTCACCTATCACATCCATCCTGACTTCGAGGTCTGCGGGATCAACGGCGACGTGATGACGCCGATCGGTCACAAGGCGATCAAGCTCACCGACAAGATCAAACGCAAGGCGGCATAAAGCAAAGAGCCCGGGACGTGGACGCGTCCCGGGCCCCTCACTCGCAACGCAAGTACATGGAGACCTAACATGCAGACCATACCACTACGCGAACGACGCCACCAGCAAGCGCTCAAGGATCGCGCCCGGCTGGAGCGACAACGCGACGACACGCTCGACAAGCTCAGCCGCATCGCCGCCAAGCTCAAGGCGGTGCGCCGATCGGTCGAGCGCTACGAGCGAACGCCGATGCACCCGGTGAAGCCTGAGCCTCTCGCGGTGACGATCTTCCGCGAGATGGCAAAGGACGCGCCCGCTGCATCGGTGAACGTCGAGCCGCCGGCGCCGACACCAGCGCCGCAAGCAGCCGCGCCAGTGCCCGCGCCGGCGAGCGTCGACGATGACATGCCGGACTTCCTTCGGCGCTCGAAGCCCGATGCCGTCGGTGAAGCGATCGCCGCTGAGCAGGAAGCGAGGCGCAAGGCCAAGGCGCACGGGCGCATCGCGACGCTGAAGGCCAAGAAAAGCGGCGCCACCAAGCAGATGCCGCTCGAAGGCAAGGCCGCGCTCGCCGCGATCCGGGGCGGATAAAAAACCCGCGCTACCCCAGCAAAGCCGCCCTTCGGGGCGGCTTTTTCTTGTGTGTTTTCAGCCGCTTGCCAAAGGCAAAAAAGATGTGGCTGGCCTCTTGTGTCACATCATGTGACATGCCATATACGTCTCTCGTTACTTGATTGGTTGCTCCCCTGCGGTGCCTTCGGGCGCTCACTTGACGAGGGGGGTCCGGCACCAGACCCGGTTGATTGATGAGCATCGCTCTCACAGCCGCACCGCTCCCCTCAGAAGGATCGGCTCAGTCACTGCCCGGGGTACCAGTAAAATGGCCACACCAATTTCACTGCAGAACATGCGGACGCAACGCGTCGCGCGAACACTGCAGCCACCTCCCCGACGAATAGCGGCGCGCACGCACGATGCGCGCACGGTGCGAGGACAGACGACGCAATGGTCAAGAGCGCGAGGGCGCGGCCATGACGAAGACGACACGGTCAAGAGCACGAGGGTGCGACCCTGTTGATGCTGACACTGCGCGGCGCCACGCGCCGCAGTGACCACTGAAGAGCGGCGACCAGACGAAGGCGCGCCGCTTCACAGTGTTCATGCACTCGCGCCTCGCAACGGCGCGCCAACAAATGGAGAATGCAATGACTGCTCTTCTGAACGAAGTTGAATGCACGATCGCGGAAGCGGCTGTGCTGCTCGAAAGGCAACTTGCCAAGGGCAAGCCCGTGATGATGTGGGGCGCGCCCGGGCTCGGCAAGTCGGCGATCGTCTGGCAGCTTGGCGCCAAGCAGGGCCGCAAGGTGATCGAGTATCGCGCCAACCTGCGCGAGCCGGTCGACGTGCGCGGCATCCCGGTGCCCGATCTGGTGAGCGGCACGACACGCTGGCTTGTGCCGGAAGACCTGCCGAACGCCGAGCGCGACGGCGAGTTCGGTTACCTGTTCCTCGACGAGATCAACACGGCGTCGCCGCAGATGATGGCGGTGCTGTTCGGTCTCGTGCTCGATCGGCGCATCGGTGACTACGTGCTGCCGGCTGGCTGGCAGATCATCGCTGCCGGCAACCGCGTGAGCGATCGCGCGGCGGCTCAACGGATGCCGACGGCGCTGCGCAACCGCTTCTCGCATCTGACCGTACTGCCCGACGTCAACGCGTGGGCGGTGTGGGCGAACGCGAACGGTGTGGCGCCTGAGATGGTGGCGTTCGTCCGCTTGCGGCGCGAACTGATCCACCGGATGCCGCGCGGCGATGAGAACGCATTCCCGACGCCGCGCTCGCTGACGGCGGCTGCGGAGTTCGTTGACGAGCCGAGCATCGCGCTGCGGCAAAAGCTGTTCGCCATGCACGTCGGCAATGACGTCGCCGGCGAGTTGAACGGCTTCATCGAGCTTTATCAATCGCTCGGTTCGCTCGACGACATCGTCGCCGATCCTGCCAATGCGAAGGTGCCCACCGAACCTTCGCAACTCTACGCGGTCTGCACCGGGCTCGCGCGTCTCGCGACGCGAAAGAACTGGTCGCAGATCGTGACCTATGCCGAGCGGCTGCGCGGCGAGCATCAAGTTCTGCTCGTGCATGACGCCGTGATGCGTGACCCGAAGCTGAAAGAGACGTCGGCCTATTCCAAGTGGGCCGTCGCCAATCAGGGCGCGCTGATGCAATCGTGAGCAGTAAGGGCGGCGCCGTGTGCGCCGCCCCATAGTGCCCATGCACTGCGCCGTCGCAACCGGCGCCAACCTTTCAAATGGAGATTCCCAATGAACGCGAAAACGAAAGTGATCGCCTCGCCGCTGTCGCGGAAGGCAACGCTGGTGTCGGTCGACATCAGCCAATGGACGGCACGCAAGCTCGACAAGCGGGTGACGGACAAGGTCAACCGCGAGCACAACGCGGCCGACGACGCCGGCCGCTATCACAAGCTGCTGATCGAGGCCAAGCGGCTCGAAGCGATCAACTCGCTGGTCGCGCAGGCACGCCGGCTGCACTACACGATGACGAAGCCGTGGGCCGACGAAGGCTTGCGCATCCTGCCGAACAAGCTGCACGAAAAGTTCGCCAGCGAGTTTCGCAAATTGAAGCGCGAGTTCGACGTGGCTGCTGATGACTTCTGCCGCGAATATCCGACGTTCATTGCCGAGCGCAAGAAAGCTCTCAACGGCTTGTTCAACGCGTCGGACTATCCGCCGGCCGATGAGATCAGGAGCAAGTTCCGGCTGACGACGAAGACGTTCCCACTGCCTGAGTCGGATGACTTTCGCTCGGACGTGCTCGACGCGGACACGGTCGAAGACATCAAGCGCGAGCTTGCCGAGACGAACGAAGCGGTGCTTGCCGATGCGATGAAGCACACGGCCAAGCAGATCACCGAAGTCGTCGGGCACATGGCCGAGAAGCTGAAGGCGTACAAAAAGCCGGGCAAAGGTTCGCGCAGCTTTTTCTCGCACACGCTGGTCGAGAACGTGCGGCAGCTTGCCGAGCTTCTGCCGGCCTTCAATCTCGACAACGATCCGGCGCTCGACGCGATCGCCGATCGCATCAACAAAGAACTTTGCGTCGAAGACGCAGAGACACTGAGACACGACGACAACGCGAGGAAGTCGGTGGCCAAGAGCGCCGACGACATCCTGCGCGATGTCGAAAGCCTGCTCGGCTGAGAGCGCGCCCGGCCGCAACCCGGGCGCTTTTCAAAATGGAGATGACAATGCAGACGATCGACACGGTGACGGCACAAGCCGCCGAGCGCGTGAGCAAGGCGCGCCAAGAACTGATCCTTGAGCGCACGTTCTACGGCGTGCTGGTCAGCCAAGTCGAGGCCAAGCCGTCGCGCGACTTCCCGACGATGGCGACGAACGGCCGGACGCACTTTTTCAATCCGGACTTCATCGCCTCTCTGTCGCAGGTCGAAGTGCTCGGCGTGCAGGCGCACGAGACCGAGCACGATGCGCGCCGCCATCACACGCGGCGCGGTAACCGCGATCCGCAAGAATGGAACGTGTGCTGCGATCTCGCGATCAACCCTGACCTGATCCGCGCGGGCTTCAAGCTGCCGGAAGGCGCCCTGCTCGACTGGCGCTTCGAGGGCATGTCAGCCGAAGACATCTATCGGACGCGCGAGCTTGAGCGGCAGCCGCCGCAACAGCCGCAGCCCGAATCGGACAAATCGGACAAAGCGGACAAAGCGGACAAATCGGACAAATCGGACAAATCGGACGGAACCGATGGAACCGACGGCGACGATGCCGACGGCGACGAAGGCGCTGGCGAGGGCGCTGGTGAAGCCGGCGAAGAGCCGGGCGACACTGGCACCGGCGAAGGCGCCGGCGACGCTGGCGAGCCCGGTGAGGGCACCGGCGAGGGCTCTGGCGAGGGCGAAGGCTCGGACGCTGGCAGCGATGCCGGCGAGGCCAAGCCGGGGCCGTCTTCGGGCGATCCCGGCCGCTGCGGCGAAGTGCTCGACGCGGCGGTTGATGCCGCCGAGCGGGCCGACGTCGACGCCAAATGGGAACGTGTCGTGCGCGAGGCCGCAAGCCTCGCACGCAAGCGCGGCGACGCTCCCGGGCACGTGTCGCGCGAGATCGAGCGGAACGATCATCCCCCGCAAGACTGGCGCGAGACTTTGCGTGCCTTTTTCGACGGCGGCGCGGTGACCACCGAAACGTGGTCGCGTCCGAACCGGCGCTTCATCGGCGGCGGGCTCTATCTGCCCGGCCGCGAGCGTGACGGCGTCAACCGCGTCGCCATGCTGGTCGACACGTCCGGTTCGATGGATGATGTCGCGCTTGCGGCGATCGGCGTCGAAGTGCAAGCGGCGCTCGATGAGAACATCATCGACGAGCTTGTCGTGATCTACGGCGACACGCGGGTGACGCGCGTCGACACGTATCGCGGCGGCGACGAGATCGAGTTCGATCCGCGTGGCGGTGGCGGCACCCGGTTGATGCCGCTGTTCGATCACGTGGCGAACGAAGTCGATGCTTCGCTGATCGTGTGCTTCACCGACGGTGAGCACGAGATCACCAGCGCGCACGCTGAGCCGGCTTGCCCGGTCCTGTTTGCGATCACCGGCTTCCCGCAGGACGTTCGCCACTACGTCGCGAATGCACCGTGGGGCGCCACCGCGATCGACGTCGGATCGCACTGACCACTGCAGGGCGGCGTCGCAAGGCGCCGCCTCACAGTGTTCATGACGAACACCCGGCCCGCAACGCCGGATCACAAATGGAGTAATGACAATGAAAAAGCTTGGTGGAGTTCTGATCATCATCGTCGGCCTGATCTGGCTGAGCAACGGCAAGCCCGCCGACACGACGCCGGCATCGCCGTGCAAATCCGATTGGACAAAATGCACCGACAACGCCGACATGGCGAACAACTTCGGCGGCTGGTCCGGCGTGCAATATGACTGCAAAAAACAGGCGGAAGAACTCGCCAAATACGGCACGCCAGAATGGCCGTGGTTCGCCTTCTCATCCTTCCGCCCCGGCAGCAACTACAGCACCGGCACCGTCACGGTGATCGAGCCCGATGCCAAATTCCAGAACGGCTTCGGCGCGATGGTGCGCTCGCGCGTGGTCTGTGAATACGATCTGCGCAGCAAGAAGGTGACCAACGTCGACATCAGCGCGCGATGAGCACCACCGAGCGGCGCTTCGGCGCCGTTCCATAGTGCCCACGACGGACACTGCCGGCGCAACCGGCGCATCAAATGGAGACTTTCAAAATGGCGAATCTCTACACCTACGAATGCCGCGCTTGCGGCTTCGCTCAAGTCTTCCGCGAAGACAACAGCATGCATTGCCCGCACTGCCGCGCGTGGCCGATGCGCGAGGCGCTGCCGAGCGTCGACGCGATGCTCGCGACGATCGACACCGTGATCGGCTGCGATGATACCGAGATGGCCGACAAGGCAACCCGGAGGGCAGCACGATGAGCCGGAAGACCGAAAGCAAGAAGGCCGCGCGCGTGCTGCGCGAAGTCTTCGACGCCAAGCTGCCAGTGCCCGGCGTGACCACGCGTGATCGCGACGCGGCGCTGTGGCTGGCGATCACGATCCTTGAAGCCCGCGCGCAAGATGCAGACAGTGAGGAAGGATAAAAAATGAAACATCTGACCAAGGCACAGGTAGCAACGCGCGACGAACTGATCGCCGCGCTGCGCGGGAAAGACAAGGCGATCGATGATGCCATCATCGAGATCAACAACAAGATCGACGAAGTCAACGTGCTGATCGAAGAGAACCTCAAGCCCGCGATCGACGACTACAACGGTGCGCTCGGCGATCTCGAAGAACTGCGCAATGAGATCGTCGGCCAGATGGACGACTATGTTAACGCGCGCTCTGAGAAGTGGAGCAACAGCGATGCCGGCGCGAACTATTCGTCGTGGAAGGACGAATGGGAAGGCATCGACATGAGCCCGCTCGACGACATCGAGCCGCTTGCACATCTCGAAGCATCGGACCCGGCACACGCCAACGAGTTCGAAGCGCTGTCGAGCGAGGTTCAAGAAGACTGAGTGCTGCCAGAGCGGCGCGGGACAACTCGCGCCGCTTCACAGTGTTCATGCTGAGCACTCCCGCCGCAACGCGGGCAAAAATCCAAATGGAGAAAAACGATGAAGTATCTACTGCCTCTTGCCGTCGCGCTTGCAATGACATCCGGCGCGAATGCCGGCTACACCGCCGGCGAGCTATTGAAGGAATGCAAGGCCGACTCGAAGAAAGCGGCTTGCGCGACCTATGTGACGGCTACATGGGATACATTCGAGGCACTGGCTTGGACTCATAAAGAGCTTGTCATTGCCAACATCTGCATCCCGCACGGCATCACGGTCGTGCCGGCCGAGATGATCAAGCTCGCTGAAACGCGGATTCAGGAACAGAAGGCGACGCCGGATATGTCCGCTGCGGCGGTGCTGCTTGCTGGCCTGCGATCCAAGTTCAATTGTTTCGATCGACGCTGATCACTGCAGAGCGGTGCCAAATCTGGCGCCGCTTTTCATGCCGGTCGCAACCCGGCTCAACAAATGGAGAACTGAAATGAAGACGCTGAAATGCGTCGCGCTCGCTGCCGCACTGCTCGCCAGTGCTTCGAGCGCGCACGCTGCAATGAAGGCCTACCAGACATCCGGCCTTTGGTCCGCGAATGCCGGCACGGCCAACGACGGCACGCCGATGTGCTCGATGAGCATCCAAGACAAGGAACGCGCGGCCTTCATCAAGTGGCAGGCGGGAAGCGAAAATCTGTTCGTGCAGGTTTATAAGTCAAGCTGGAATATCCCGATCGGCACAACGATGCCGATGACGATCCAGTTTGATCGCGCCGAGCCGTTCAAGGGGACCGCGACATCGATTCCCGGTGGCAACGGGCAGATGATCGAAGTGTCTCTCAAAAACGAGGAAGGCAGCACGATCCCCCGGTCGTTCATGGAGGAATTCGCATCGGCGGTGAAGATGTACTTCATCTTTCCCGGCGGCAACGAAACGCTATGGTCCGCACCGATGGAAGGCTCGCGCATCATCGCCGGATCGTTTGCGAAATGCGTGATCGACTATTCCAAATATGCGACGCCCAAGACGCAGCCGCACAAGGGCGGTGGCGGCGGCGGGGCGACGCAGCCGCACAACAGCACCCCGGCTGAGCCGGTGGCGCCACCACCACTGAGCGGCAGCGCCAAACGCAACGACATCTAAAGGTGACCACTGCAGAGCGGCGTGCCACAAGCGCGCCGCTCGACAGTGTTCATGCGAACACTCGCCCGCCGCAACCGGGCGCAAAAAAATGGAGAACCTTACAATGACGATAAAGTCCCTCATCCTGACGGCGGCGCTCTTGCTCGCCGGCCCGCACATGCTGCGCGCCGATGACGCCAAGGGCGCGGCCGATGACGCATCCCGCGAATGGAGTCCGATCGAGGTTGTCTACTTCTGCAATCTTCCTCTGGCCGAAGCCAAGATCGAGAACTGCACGGCAGCGCAGCCGAAGCGACAGCGACAAGCGCGCTTGCGCAAGAAGGTGATCCGATGAAACCCACCAAGCGCGAATGCGGCGGCTGCACGCTGTGCTGCAAGTTGTTGGCTGTGCCGGCGATCGAGAAGCCGCAAGACAAGTGGTGCAAGCACTGCACCATCGGTGTCGGCTGCGCGATCAACGGCAGCGAGCAGCGACCAGAGGCTTGCGGCCTGTTCGATTGCCTCTGGCTGCAAGGCTACGGCGACGACAACATGCGGCCCGACAAATCGAAGGTCGTCATGGGCATGACGTCGGACGGCAAAAGCCTCGTGCTCTATGTCGATCCGTCGCGGCCGGAAGCGTTCCGCGAACCGGCGATCGACAAGACGATCGACAAGCTGATCGCGAACGGCATGAAGGTGTTCGTCGTATGCGGCGACAAGCGCCGGATGATCTCAAACCAAAATGGAGAACCGACATGACGAACGAAGAGAAAGACCTGCTGCGCCGAATCGCAACGGTGCTGCAACAGCCGCGCAATCGCTTCGGCTGCATTCAAGGCGGGGCGTCGCACGCGCGCGACGCTGCGCCGGCTGATCTGGTGAAGCGCCTGCCGCACGGCGGCGTCGACGCTGCTGATCAGTGCGCCATGCTCCTGCAGTCGCTGATCGGCGATCCGGTGATGTCGATCGGCGACATGGGCAACATGAGGACTCGGGCATGACCGACATTTGGCCCGTGATCCATCTCTCAACCGTCGACAAGCTCACGGTCGAGAACGCCAGCATGGCCGCGCGCTGCGGCTGTCCCGGCGTGTTTCTCATCTCGATGAGCGGCTACGACGACGCGGTCGATCCTGCGGCGGCGCTGATCCGGCGCGAAGTGCCGGGGCTCAAGATCGGCATCAACCTGCTGACCAAGTCGCCATCGTGGGCGGTGTGCCACAGCATGAACCAAGGCTATGACGCGACATGGTCCGACTTTGCGTGGCAGGGCACCGGCGTTGATGCCTACATCGAGAAGGCCGGCGTCGATCACAAGTTCTTCGCCGCCGTCGCGTTCAAGGGCGAGACGCACAACGAGCCGGACCCGCACGCGAGCGCGCGCGAGGCCGTGGCGCGCGGATTTATTCCGATGACGAGCGGCAGCGGCACCGGCGTCACCGCGCCGTTCGAGAAGATCGAGCGGCTGCGCAAGGCGATCGGTCCCGCCGCGCCTCTCGCGATGAGCGGCGTGCATCCACCGCACGCCGATCGGTTGGTGCCGCTGGTGACGCACTTCCTCGTCGCCACGTGCATCAGCCGGGACTTCTACACGTTCGATGAAGCGATGCTGCAATACTTGATCGGCAAGACTGCCGGCGCTTCTGTTGTTGCCTGAATCAAAATCCCCGGCCGAGCTTCACGCTCGACCGGGGACTCTTGCTCGTGCGATCGCAACTTCGGCAACGAGCCTCGCGATCGGACCAAATGGAGAAAGCCCCGATTCGCGAGTGGGTGTCATTTAAGCGCACTTGGAACTTTTTTCAACTTTTGGCCGCTTCGAAGGCACGTGCGGTCTTCATCGCTTTTGCTTCAATAGCTTGGGGCTGGAAGCATCATGTAACAAGTTGTGACAAATTTTTGCGAACGCCCAACGGAGGTTAGAATTTCGACAGGCAAAAAATACAGTTTCCCAAGGCGGCTATGCGAAGACGAACGGCTCAATTTGTTAGACTCGCGCGCGCTAAGCTCAAGATGACACAAGCAGAATTTGCGAAACGGCTTGGGCTCGAACGTCGCAGCATCTTGCGATACGAGAAGGGCGAACCGTTGCCACCGACGGTGTACTTCGCGATCAAATTTCTGGTCGCGCGTGACAGGCTCAACAAGCAACGAGCCAAAGAGCGGATCAACAAAAGAGCCAATTAAAGCGCTCTGCCCTCCCCTTCTCTAGCTTCCTTCCCCTCCCCAAAGCTGTGCAAGAACTTGCACACCTTCAAAGGTGTTGCGGTGCGACCTTGCGCACTCACGCGGCTTAGTGACATCTTATGACTCGCAAATGCCGGGAGCCCCCGGAAAAATACCTGCGATGAAAAGAGGCGAGATGACTACGACGGACTTCGCTACCGACACGATGACTCCAATGAAGAGCACTGCAGGCTTCGTGAAGCGTGCGCGTGCGAAGCTCCAGATGACTCAGGGTGAATTCGCTGAGCGTCTCGGGCTCGAACGCCGCACCATCATAAGATACGAGAAAGGCGAGCCTCTGCCTCCGACGGTTTACTTCGCAATCAAGCATCTGGTCTCACGTCATAAGCTCAACAAGCAAAGAGCCAAAGACCGAGCGACCGCCAAGGAAGACTAACGCGCCTGATTTTTCGTTCACCTAACCGCCCGTGCTTCACCGCTTGAAGCGCGACGCGGGACAACGCTGTCTCAGAGAGGACAAAAGCCATTATGCCGAAACCCTTCTTGATCGGAATCGAAGTCGAGGAAGTCGCGCTCGGGCTGGTGATGCGCAAGCTCAACAGCCTGCCCGGCGTCGTCAAGCTGCACATGGACTTGGACCTGATAGGACCGAAGGCGAAGTCGAACGGCGCGGACCCGCACGGCAAGCGACGCGGGCGCCCGCCGGGCCGCCCGCACCGAACCTTCGACATGACCGGAGAGCAGGCAATCATCGCCATGCTGAAGGGCAAGACGATGTCGATCGGCGAGATGAAGGATGTGTTCGCGGCACAAGGCCGCGCGCCGGGCTCGGTCAACTCGTGCCTGTTCAAAGTTCAGAAGCAAGGCGCGGTTGTTCGCACGGCCCCGAACACTTACGCGCTGGCGAAGTCGAAGAGCAAGCCGAAGCCGAAGACGAAGGCGAAGAACAAGCCCAAGCCGAAGACACCGAAGACGAAGCCCACGACAGCACCAGAGGGAGCGTAACCTATGGCCCGCGTGCATCTGTATCGGACCTATCGATGGATCGACAAAGACCCGATCATAGGGGCGGTGAAGACGATCGTGCAGGATGAGAAGCTGAAGAACAACGCGGTCCACGAAATCACGGGGATCGCGACAGCCACGCTCGACGGATGGTTCAACGGCGGCACGCGCAAGCCGCAGAACGTCACGGTGACAGCGGTTGCGTCGGGGCTCGGCTACGTGCGGCGCGATCGATTGTTGCCCGATGGCACGGTCGAGGTTGGCTTCGAGAAGGCACGCAAGCTCGACTGGAAAGAGGAAGCCGAGAAACAGACGAAGTTCATGCTGAAGTATAACCCGAAGAAAAAGCGCAAGGCGAAGCGCAAGAAAAATGGTGCCGGGTGATGAGCGATACAGACATGGGACGAACACCAATGACCGATGGCGACATGAAGCGTCTGCTCGATTACGTGGCGTTCGTCCCGATCCCGGTGACGGTGAAGGCGAACGACTACGCCTATGACGGCTGGCTGATCGGCGGCGGCGAGAAGCGTCACGGCGAGTTTCGGGTGATGGTCGAGGACAGCTTCGGCCGCATCTACATCCACAACTGCGGTCAGGTCCGCGTGCGCGACGAGGCCGAGCCGCGCTCGCGCGAGATCGTCATGCGCGACGTGATCGCGCTGCTGCCGAACGACCGCGAGGCCGGGCTGGCGGTTCTCGATCTGGCGCGACGCATGGTGGAGAGGTTCAAGCGATGAGCGATACAGACACGAAGCATCTCGACTGGATCGCCGTGCCCTTGCTGGTCGCCGGCCAGCCGCGATCGTGGGGCGCCGGCGTGTGGCCGTGGACGTTCGCCGTCACCTTCAACGGCACCACCTACGCGGCGAGCGCTAACGACAGCCGGGCGCGCGGGACCGGGCACACCAAGCTCGGCGCCGATTTCACGACGCTGGAGTCGGCCCAGAAGGCGTGCGCGGCGTTTCTCCGCGAGCAGAAGGACGCGCGGTCATGACCGGCGACCAGCTTCCGCAGCACGCGCTCGACACACTCACGCGCGGGCACTGTCCCGCGTGCGAGTCGCGCGGCTTCATCATCGGCCCGCAGGGCGGTGCGGCGATCAACATCGAATGCGCGTTCCTCGACTGCCGCGCGCGGTTTAACGTCGTGATGTTCGGCGGGCGCTGCCTGATGGCGCAGGAGATCGAGCGCGAGGCGCAAGGCGGCAGCGTGTGGCCCAGCGCACCAGCATCCGCCGGTGAGGGCTCAGGCCACAGCGGGAGCTTCTCATGAGCGGCATCGGTCGCGTGCATGAACGCATCAACGCCGACATCAACCGCGTCGGGCGGTCGCTGATGGGCGTCGGCGACGATCCGCCGTTCTGCTATTCGATCGGCAATTACTTCCAGCGCTGGACCGTTGGTCCTCCCCCGGGCAATGTTGTGATCATGCCCGAACTGCTGGTGATCGGCACCGCCAAGGGTAACTTCCTCAACGATCTATCAAACATGATGATCGAAGCGCGCCAGCCGTTCGATGATGGTCAGGTCGTCCTGATGCACGGCGCGCGGCAGCCGGTGAGGATCATCCGCGCCAACAACGACGCGCGCACCAAGTATATGATCCAAGCCGGCGTGATCTTGCGCGTCAACGACTATCCGGTCATGCAGGTTCTGATCCCCGACACCGCCGGCAAATTTCCCGGCGAGTCTGGATGCGCGCCGCCGTATTCCTTATGGCCCGTTCTGCACGAGAGGCTGCTGCAATGAATCGCACGTGCGGCGGCTGCACGCTGTGCTGCAAGTTGCTCGCCGTCAACGAGCTTGGCAAGCTCGCCGGCCAGCACTGCCAGCACCAGAGCGCGGCAAAGGGCTGCAAGGTCTATCACGACTCTCGCCGCATGCCGGGATCGTGCCGGCTGTGGAATTGCCAATGGATCATCGGGCAACTGCCGCGTGATCTGCGCCGGCCCGATCGCGCGCACTACGTCGTCGACATGATACCCGACTATGTGAACACCGTGTTCGACAACGAGACGATCAACATCCCGGTGGTGCAGGTCTGGTGCGATCCGGATTTTCCGAACGCGCACCGTGATCCGGCGCTGCGTGCGTGGCTCGATGCCGAGCGCACGTGCGCGCTGATCCGTTTCAGCGCCAGCTATGCGCTCTTCATCGCGCCGCCGTCGGTCAACAGCGAAGGCGTCTGGTACGAAGACGTCCCCCGCGAGAGCGGAGAGAAGCAACACGCGCTCGATGACATCCTCGCCGTCACCGGCGCGCGCGTGCGCGTGGAGATCGAGCCATGATCAGCCACGGCAACGCACCGATCCCGCCCGGCAAAGGCATGTTCGTGTTTGCAGAACTTGGCGCGGTGTCGTGCTCGATCTGCGCGCCGGCCGCCGTCACCAAGGATGAGGTTGAAGCCTTCGCGACCGCGACGCTCGGCCGGCCGTTCGGCGGTTGGGAAGCGGTCGACAAATCGAAGATCAGCATGGGCCAGCCCACACCGAATCCGTGCAACGTCGCGGCCGATCGCAAGCACTGGTTTCTGCTCAACGGCGCCACGGCGGCCGGGCTCGGGCTGGAGACGAAGGCATGATCGGCCCGGGAAACACACGCCCGACTGACGGCGATCACAGCCCAACCGCGAAGGCGGCGCGGCGTCATGCGGTTGCCAGTATGGCCTGTCCGAAATGCGGTTCACTGGCTGGTGATGCCTGCAAGGCGAAGGGCGGCGGCACCTACGATCCGGCTTACACAGTGCATGCGGCGCGGCTCGATCTCGCCGTGCAAAAGGCATCAATATGATCGGCCCCGGGAAATACGACGACGCCTGCACCGCCGCGCGCGAGATGGCGCAAGCCGAAGCGGCGATCGTGATCATCCTCAACGGCAACAAGGGCTCGGGCTTCTCGATCCAAGGTGACGTCAAGGCCAGCGCCAGCCTCACCGTCGAGAAGGTCGCCGCCTTGCTGCAGCACGTCGCCGCTGAGATGCTGCGCGATGCCGAGAGGCTGCGGACATGAGCGAGCGTAAGCGCATTCGCGACAAGCCGATGCGTGGGCGCTTCTGGCGCGTGAGCGAACTGCGCCACTTCAGGCCACGACAGCGCAAGGCAATGATCGCAGAGACGCACGACGAAAATCTGCGACGGTTCGAAGCGGCGGCTGAGTATGTCGAATGGGCCAAAGACGAGCGACCATTCGGTGAGATGTTCCACAGGCAGCAGATCATTTTGTGCTGCATCGGATTTATCTATCTGTTGAAGCGAGAGCGGCTCAGGACGTGATGCCATGCTGCGCTATTACGTGCTCGACGAAGAGAACCACCCGGTGCGCGTCAGAGACGTGATCGCGTGGGCGCAGCAATTCGAGAACCTGAGCAACCGCATTGTCGCATGGACGCAGGTCACCAGCGAGATCACGGTGAGCACGGTTTTTCTCGGGCTCGATCACCGGCACTTCGGCAAGGGCCCGCCGATCCTGTTTGAAACGATGGTGTTCGGTGGGCCGCTCGATCAGGCGTGCGTGCGCTATGCGTCATGGGACGATGCGCAGACCGGCCACGCGATCTCGGTGCGCAAGGTGCGCGAGGCGATCGGACAGAAGGTGAAGACCGATGAGACTTGCTGATCAGATCGCGGCGGTGTGCGGCACCGATCTCGATCTCGACGACATCATGACGAAGCTCGCGTCGGGCATCGCGCGGGCGCAGCGCTTCAAGATCGACGACGACGTTGCGCGCGCAGCCGTGGGCGTGGTGCGCTCGAAGCCGTCTTCGCTGGTCGCCGCGCTGCCGCTGTGCCGCCTGCCCTATCCCGTCATGTGGCTCGAATGGGACTGTGCGTCGATGCTTGGGACACGCGGCAACGAGCGTGACGAAGACGCACCGACGCCACAGAAGATGGGCGTGCTGATCGAGGCGCTAAGCAACGATCAATTGCAGGTCGGACAAATGACGTGGGCGTGGGTCCACGCCGATCGTCCGGACGAAAATGTTCTGCCCGGTCTGCCGAACATGACCGTCTGCCCGTTCTCGATCATCTTCGACTGGCGCGAGGACGGTAATTTGCTGGAGACGCTTGGCCCGGCCTTCGACAAGATTCACAAGGAACGGCCGAATTCGTTCACGGCCTTCCTTGCGATCCTGCGTGACACGTTCCTGCGCGAAGGCTCGCTCGATCTGACCGCCAAGATTATGCGCTCGGCCGCAATGACGCGCGGTTGGGACAAGCTCGCGGACAACCCGCGCGAAGTCGAAGCCGTCCATGAACTGATAAGGCATGCGACGCCGTGGGTCTCGACGCACGCGCAGCGCTTTCTGATGCGCCTTCTCGCGACAATCCCGATCGAGCGGGCGAAGCATATGCTTGCTTCGTGGCAAGCAGACCTGCAAGGCGAAGAGCCGTTCGCGGCGGCCCTGATCACGATGATGAACTCGCGCAACTGCGTCGACCACGAGCCGGCCAACCTCGACAAGCTCAATCGGTCACGCCGGCGCGGCGGCAAGCCGGAATTCCTTGCCTATTCGACGACGCGGCTGCGGCTATCGCAGCATCTCGATCGCGCCGTCGGCGCTGGCCACATGACACGCGCGCAGGCGCGCGGGACGCTGGTGCGCGGACATTTCAAGCTGCGCAGGACCGGCGTGTTCTGGTGGTCGCCGCACGAACGCGGCGATCAATCGCATCGCGTCCCACGGCGTGAATATGAGGTTGTGCCGTGATACCCGGTGAGCATCATGACGCGCACGTGCGGCTGTGGCGGGCGTGGCTGATCCTGCGTGATGTGCCGCCTCATCTCCTGCGGGTGCTGCGCTTGTTGCGCGAAAGGCGGTGACCAATGACAGCGCTTGTAATCACACCGGAGAAGGAATCCGAGATCAAGGCGGCGATCGTCAAGGCGCGCGCGAACGTGATCCCGTGGGCAAAGACGCGCCACACCGCAGCCGACGCCGACACGTTCATGCTGACTCTCGCTGACCGCAAACCGGGCAGCGAGAAGCGTCCGGAGTCCGTGGGCGTCATCTTCGAAGGCGGCGTCACCGCCGCGATCAGCTTCGAAGAGCAGCCCGCCGGCATCATGCGCCACGTCTCGTTTGCGACCGGCAAGCCCGGCAAGAACCATCTCATGAATCCGATCATGGTCGCCGCGCTCTGCGAACTGTTCGGCATCCGCGAATTCCCGCCGACGCATGGCAAGGTCTGGATCGAAGAATACAAGCCGAACCATTTTGCGGTGAACGTCATCGAGCTTGAGCACGAGCGCGAGGCGGGCCACGCATGAGCACGACGCCGACACCAGAGCAGATGCTGCGCGACGTGCGCCGGTGGGTCTGGCTCGGCTATGCCGCGCAATCGATGGCCGCGCTCGCCGGCGCGCTTTGCCTGTGGGCCGCGATCGACGATTGGCTGACCGGGCATCCGTTCCGCTCGGCCGTGTTCACCGTCGTCGCGTTCTGGAACGGCTACAACTTCGTGAACAGCCGGCTGACGCACCGCAACACTAAGCGCTTGCTGCACAAGCTGCGCGACCTGATCGGGAAATAAAGATGATGCCGAAACTGAAGATCACCACCGACAAGAAAGAAATGGCGAGCGCCGACGTGCTGGTCTGCATGCCGGTGACGATGCCGCTGGTGATGCCCGACAACAAGGTCGGCGACTGCGCCGCGTGCGGGCGGCGCATCCAGTATCGCCCCTATGCGCCGAAGAAAGTGACGCGGATGTGCGTCGATTGCGTCAAGGAGATCGTCGCCGAGAAGGAAGCACATGGCATCAAGACCGAGATGCTGGCGACGCCGACGGCGATCGCGGAGTTGATCGACGAATTGAAGAAAGACCGGCAATAAAAAAGGCGCCGGGGTGAGCCGGCGCCCAAAGGCGTGCAAGGTGTGGCTGGCCTTAGCCGAGCGTCACCGGCACCCGGTTGACCGTCACGACCACGGGCCCGCTGATCTCGATGTCGACGTGCGCGACGATCGCCGGCTTCACCGGCTGCGGTGGCGGTGTCGTCTCGCCCACCGGCGGCGGCTCGGGCTCGGTGGTGTCCTGCTTGCCGCTGAGCACGCCGGCGAGCGCGCGGCAGATCGCATCGAACTGTTGCCCGTAGATGTCGGCATCGGCTTCGCTGTCGACGAAGCACACTTCGAGCAGCACGCACGGCATCTCGGTGTTGTTCAGCACATAAAGATCGTCGCGATACTTGCCGCCGCGATCGATGAAGCCGCACGACGCGATCGCGGCCGACAGTTCGCTCGCGAGCGCTGACTGCGTCACGTAGAGAACCTCACAGCCCATCGGCTTCTCGGTCTCGACGTAGGCGTTGAAGTGGACGCTGATGTCGAGATCACGCGTGCGGCTGTTGTGGAAGTTGGTGATGGTCGCGAGGTTGGTGCTCTGATCGTGGCTCGTGTCGTCGTGGAAGATGTCGACGGCGACGCCCCGGTTCTCAAGCTCATCGGCGAGATGCTCGACCACGCGGCGGGCTTCGTCGACTTCGTCGAGCACGCCGCTCGCGCCGCGCACGTGCATCCCGTGGCCGGAAGATATGACAACCCTGCCATAGCTCATGATGGTGGTCCTTGCTTACAGTCGCGGATGTCTTTGACCAGCGTGCTGATCAATTCGTTCTGCGTCTTGTTGCGTTCAGATGCATTCGCCGCGACCTGCCCCAACACATAGGCCGCGAACGAAAGGAAGCCGATGTTGACGAGCAACAGCGCGATCGCGAGCGGCGTCGACTTCATCGCCGACAGCGCTTCGGTAGCGACCTTCCCGGTGGTGTCGATGACCATCATGGCAGCCCTCACCAGTTAGAGCGCGGCGTGCTCTTTGCTGTCGTCATCGTCGTCTTCATCTTCGTCGGCGGGCTTGGGCTTCGGCGGCACCGGGGTTTGTCCCGGCTGCGGCGGGTCCATGATCGGCGGTCGCTCGCGTGGCGTTGGTGCTTGGCCGGGTGTCTGGCCGGGGCTGCTTGCCATCGTGGTGTCCTCCTGTTCTGGGTTGGATCAGGCCGCGCAAAGCTGCGGCAAGTCTGGCTCGCCTCTCAGCGCAAGCGCGGCATGGCATCAGGTCTTCTCTTGCCCTGCTGCCTTTCGCTTCGCCGCGTCGGCTTCCGCGCGCCGGCGCATCTCGACGCCATCCATGTGCGCGCGCCACGGCGCAGCGAACACGCCGAAGTTTCTCATGTTGTCCGGCGTCACCAGTTGCGTGCGCTGTTGCTCTGCCGCCGGATAGAGCGCGATGAATTCCACCATCTCGGGGACGGGCGGCGGCGGTGGCGGGCGCAGGTCTTCATCAGCCATGATGATGCTCCTTTATGCCTTGGCCTCAAGCGCCTCGATGCGCGCCTGTGCTTCCTGCAATGCCTTGGTGAGCGCAGCGATCACCGTCCACGGGTTTGGCTGCTGCACGGTTGCTGGATCATCCTTCACGCCAGTGGCGGCGCTCCCGGTCAAGGTTTCCTGAAGCTCATGTGCGATGAAGCCCCAGCGCTCGATGTCGTCGGCAGGGATAAATGGCTTGCCTGCCTCGGCCGCGCGGACTCTTTCTCCCGGCGGTGTGTATTCGGCCTGCGTGAATTTGACCGGGCGCAGCGCCTTGACTGTCTCCCACTTGTCGGGGAGATCGGCGACGTCCTTCTTGATGCGATAGTCTGACTGATACGCGATGACGCCAAGATAGGTAGCGTCGACAAAAGCCTCCAGTTGGCCGCTCCACCAGAAATTGACCGCGTTGTTGCTCGTTCCACCAGCCGCCCCCTGCTTAGAGCCAAGCCCGCTGTGCAGATGGACCGGACCACCGCTCTGGTTCTGCACTCGAACCTCGCCCGATGGCGCGTTCCAGTAGAAGATGGCTCTGGAAGTGTTGGTGTCCGACAAATAAACGTGGGCGCTTGTGTTGGCTGGCGCCTTGCTGACGATGACGCCGCTGTTGCACGTGATGTCATAGTTACTGGTGATCTGGTTGACGATCGTCTGGCCGCCGATGGTCGCGCCGCCGGGGAAAGTGACCGCGCCGTTGGCGGTCAGGCCGTTGTTGATCGTGACGAGCCCGGTCAGCCGGGCGATCGTGAGCGGCGCGCCGATGGAGTTGCCGTTGTTGTCGTAGTTGTGGAAGTTGAAGCCGCTGGTGTCGTTGCGCAGAAGCCACTGCGCCTTGTTGCTGACGTAAAACCAAATGTCGCTCAGACTGCCAGCGGCCCCCGCTGTGGCATGGATTTGAATGCCCGGATACTGCGGCGCGTTGATTCCCAAAGTGTTGGTGACGCTAATTCCTCCGCTGAACGTGCCGCCGGTCACCGGCATCTTGGTGTCAGCATATTGCTTGGTCGCGATGCCGAGCGGCGCAGTCGGATCGCCCTTGATCGTCGCCAGTCCGGTCGAGCGGCTGATGGTCAAAGGAATGTCGATCGCCGCACCGCTGTCGTTGTAGCGTTGCAGCATGTAATCGCCGCCGAGATATTCGACCCAGCGTTCCAGACCGTTCACCCGGCCGATCACCACGGGGACGCTGCCGGTCGGCGCATTCAGATAAACCCGCGCGTTGCCCGCCGCCTTGTTGACGTACACATCGCCAGAGAAGGTTGCATCTGCGGTCGCGCGATTGATCCTGAACGGCTTGTCGATGAGCGCGCCCGCATCGGCATAGCGCGCGAGCGCGAAGTCCGATCCGGTATTGCCCGACGTCTCTGTCGCACCGTCACCAAGCTGCAAGCCCCAGCGCGGCACCAGCGCGTTCGCACCGATCAATGGCGGGATGATTGACGGCGAGCTTCCGCTGAGCACCAGCTTGATCTGCGTCCCCGGCTTATTGAGGATCACATCGCCCGCGAAGGTGTCACCCTCGCGCGAGGCGAAGTTGAGCCGATCGCGCATCAGCAATTGCTTCGGCGCCGTGTCGGCGTCGAGCAGGTTCGGCGTGATCTGGTCGTCGACGATCGACGCGCTGCCGGCCTGCGCGAGCAAATCCCAATTCGCGCTCGGCGGCTGCGAGTTGGTGTTGACCGCCTTCGCGATATAGCTCGCGCCCGCGAGCGCGACGCCGTCGAGTGTCTGATAGGTGTCGGTGCTGTTCCAGTTGCCCTTCCAGATCAAGCCAGCCGGGCCGGCTGCGCCGGGCGTGCCGGGCGTGCCGGCCGGACCCGTTGCGCCCGTCGGTCCTACGGCGCCGGTGTTGCCCTGCGGACCCTGCGGCCCGGTTGCGCCGGTTGCGCCGGTTGCGCCTTGCGGCCCCACCGGACCAATCGGCCCCTGCGGGCCGCCCTCGATGCCCTGCGGACCTTGCGGGCCTGCGGGCCCGATCGCGCCCGGTTCGCCCGCCACACTGATCGACCAACCCGCGAGCGTGCCGACGCCATGCACCAGATCGATGTTCACGATCAGGTCTTGATTTGAGTACGACGTGACGACGCCTTCCTGCCACGAAGCCGCGTCGTGGCTCGCGCGCACGCGCACGCCGGGCAGGAAGCCGAGACCGAATTGCTGCATCACGTACAGCTTCGGGCCGAGCGAGAACGTCACGGTCGACTGCGACGTGCCGGCGACGATCGGACCACGCGGCGCGAACGGCGCAGCGACCACCGTTGCGCTCGGAAGCTCGACATCGTTGATTGCGATTATGGCCACTTCGTCACCCCTTCGATGATCTCAAGCGTCATCTGGATCACGACTCGATCGATGTTGTCGGCCGATGCCACGACGTCGCCGACATAGATGCCGGCGAACTTTGCCTTCATCGTCTCATAGGGAATGTTGATGATCAGGAAGCCGTAGTCGGGCGCCGAGCCGATCGACAGGCTGCCGTCGTCGGTCGACGCACTCAGGATCACTTCGTGATCGTCAGCCTCGCGACGCACTTCCATCTCGAAGCGGATGCCGCGCAGATCAAGCTGCGGATAGGTGTCGATCGTACCGCCGTCGACCTCGACAAGATATTTGAGACTGTCGATCCAGTCTTCGTTGTTGCCGGTCACCGCATCCAAGGTGACTTTCGGAATAGCGAGGATGTTCGTCGGCATCGGTTAATGCCTCACGCGTAGACGCTGCTGGCATCGATGCTCCCGGGGATATTGCCGGGCAGGAAGTCGGAGCCGCCGCCGCCAACCTTGATGATGGAATTGAACGCGGCGTTGTAGCGCTTGCCGTAGGCGCTGCCGGTGAACGTCATCCAGCCATAGGACATGGTGATCAGCCCGCCGTCATAGGCTTGGCAGAACGCGCCATCAAACGAAATGCCGTGCATATTCCACAGATGGAACCAAAGCGGCGCGACGAATGAACCGCCAAAGCACACGACGCAGTTGCCGATGTTGCTGTACCAGTGGATATAATTTCCCGTGACCACCGAGCCGCCGAACACCGCAATTCCGATGCCCATCGGAATGCCGGTGAAGGCGATGTCCGAAATGTTGAGCGACGCCTGATCATGACACTCGATGATGTTGGACGCCGAAGCCTGCCCAGCGACCGAGAGCCCGCTGAGCGTCACGTTCGCGCCGGACCCGGAGACGCTGAGCGTGACCGGATAGGACGACGATTGCGGAAACACCGGGTTGTTTGACAGCGTCGGCCCCAACAGCAGATAGGAGAGCATGTTCGCCGGATCGCCGCGAATGACGACACTGCCCGGCATGTTCTGGATGACGACTTGCCCCTGATAGGTGCCGGGCGTGCCAAGCTGGATCGTGACGGTGCGACCGCCGATCAGAAAGCTGTTCGCAACGTAGGTGACTGCAGCCTGAACCGTGCGGAACGCGGACGCGGCGGTGTTCGCCGATCCATCGTTCGCGTCGTTGCCGTCGGTGCGAACGTACAGCGTCAGGTCCGCTGTCAGCTTCATGTAGACCTGACTGCGCACCATACGCATCACTTGGAAATAGCTGACGTTCCAATTCAGCAAGAGGATTTCGTTGGCGACCAAATCCTGCGACTGCAGATGCGTGCCGTCATTGCGCATCACATAGTAGGGCGTGTTCGCGCCAACCTTGAGCGTGACCGGGCCCGTGTTCTTGCTGGCGACGCGGATCAAAAACAGATCGCCGGTGACCCAACTGGTGACGGCGGGTGCGAAGTTGCCAACCATCGCATTGGCCGCGCCAGTGTCCTGCGCATAGGGAATGTCGACGGTGTAATTGTTGACCGTGCTGGCGACCGCGCCGAGATAATTCGTAAGCTGGAACGACGTGCCGTCGTCGACCAGCACCGCGACTTGGCCGGCGCGCATATCGTTCGCTTCAAGCTGCGAACCTGAGCCGCGCTTGATCGGGCGGTTGCCGAGCGAGTTGACGTTGATGGTCGACGGGCCCGTGTTGTTGTGCGCCACCAGCACGCGCAGCGGCAGCCCCTGCCGGTATGCCGTGAGCGACGGATCGAGCATCGTCTGCAGCGCGTTCGCGGCGCCCGTGTCGATGCAGAAGTTGACGCCCTGAGAGCGCACGCCGCGCGTCAGTTGCTTCAGGTCGGCATCATCCGGCACAAGGCTGCTCGCCTTGATCAGATTGACGATCTCGCGTTGTGGATATTCGATCGAGGCTGCCGGCGGGATGCTGCCTTGCTGACCGATCGACGGATCGCCGTTGATGTAAGGATCATCGGCCCCGGGCGAACCGTATGGCGGTTGATATTTCATTTTGTGCTTCCCCTTTACGGTGTCCCTGCCATCGGATCGTCGCCGCTCAGCCCGCTGTAGTCGTAGACGATGTCGGTGTGCGCGGGCTTCCAGCGATCGAGCAGACATTCCAAGTCTTCGGCGATGCCGATGCGCAGATGCGGATCGACGCCGCATTCGGCTTCAGCGCATCGAAACCAAGTGAGCCGCGCGTTGGCGACCGAGACTTCCCAATAGAACCGCATCTCGGGAGGACCGATCTCCCAGCGCGGCTTGCCGTTTTCGTCTGGCGTGTTGCCACAGCGCGAGATGCCCACCATGAACGGCGAATGCTCGCTCACGTGGATGGTGACGCCGAGCCATGACGCGACTTGCTGAAACCACGCTTCCGATTGACCGCCGATCAGCGTCATCCAGAACACGAGGAAGCGCTGCCGCTCGCCGATGCTCATCCCGCCTTCAAGACACGGATCGGGCAGGCCCCATGCTCTTTCCCAATCGGGCAGAAGCTCGATCGTCTTGCGCGGATCGCTCTCGCGTTCGAGCAGATCGCCGGCGCGTCCGTCGACATAACCCCAATACTGCGCCAGCCCGTTGCACGCGCGCTCCAGCGTCGAGCCCGGCGATCGCGGCCACGCTTGCCCTTGTGGCAACAGGCTGAGAAACGAAACGGCGTAATCATCACCGGATCGTCGCACATGCCGATCAGGGGGCGGTGATGGCATAAACGATGTCCCCCAACACGCCCATGTGGCCCGGGCTCGGCATCACGTCGTCGGTGGCGATGCGCAGATTGAACGACACGACTCCCGGCGTGTTCATGATCGCCTGATATTTCCACGCGGCGTAAATCGTCTGTCCCGGCGCGGCCAAGCGAAACATCATGTCGATCAGGCTTTGCTCGATGCCGGCGCGGATCGCCGGCGTGTCGGGCGACAGGTCGTTGATGTAGACGTCGACGCGTCGCGGGATCGGCGCCACGACGAACACATCTTTCACCGCGACCGGGCGCACCGTTTCGAGATAGGCCGCAACCGCTTGCACGTCCGCGCCGGTCGGGAAGCCTTGGTTGGCGGCGCGCAGTTCATCCATCATGAAGCGCACGGTCACCGTGCCGATGCCCATCTCCAGCGGATAGCACCACGCGCGCGTGACGCCCGGGACCGCCAGCGTCCAGTTGACGTAGTCGTGCGCGGCGCCGCCCATCGGCGGCTGTTGGATGCGCAACAGGACGCGCGCGCGCAGATACTCATCGGTCTCGGTGTCGGTGCCACCGGCGAGCGTGCCCGCCGTCACGGTGACTTCGAATTCGCCGATCTGGTTGACCAGCGTCATCGCAGTGCCGGCCGGCAGGTTGCCGATCGTGCCGGCGTCGAGCGCGCGCACCGCCGCTTCCGTCGGCGCTGCCCCGATGATGAACTCGGTCAGCGTCTCATAGCCGACGTTCGCACCAAGCCCGGGCGCTGTCGCGGTCAGTTCGGTGCCGGCCGGCACAGTGACGCCGGCGGCGATGCTCTCGAAGATTGCGGTGCCGGTGGCAAACGTTGCGACCTTGCGGCCGATCGAGCCGTCGGCGTTCACCAACCAGATGTCACCGTGACGATCCAGCCATTCGGTTTCGGCAGTGTCGGGCAGAAGCTGCAGCGCGAGCCAATCGACATATTGCAGCGTGAGATGACAGAGCGCGCCCTGATTGTCCGAGAGCACGCGTAGCACGCTGTTGGGGATCGACGCATCGGCGCCCGGCAACGACGCGCGGATATAGTCGCGCACGACGCCGCGCACTTCCCGAAGCGTGGGTGTTGCCCAAGGCATATTTCAAATGTCCTGAAAGTGTTGGCTCAGCTTTCGATGATGCCGGCCCACAGCACCTGATAGCGAAGATCGACCGCGAGATCGGGCCCGCGATAGAGTCTGATCAGCGCCTGTATGCGCTCGCGCCCGACTTGCTCGACCTTGATGTCCATGCGCGACGCGATGCGCCGATCGATGAACGGCTGGATCGCCTCGCGAATGTAGTGATCGACGCGCGCGATCGTCGCGCCCTGTTCAGCGCCAGCGCCGGTGATCTTCTCGCGCTTGAGCAGCCACAGCCGCGTGCCGATCGGCCAGCCGTTCCAGATCGTTTCGGTTTCGTGGTCGCCCCACCAGCCCCGCCGGTCGGTCGAGTCGGGATCGGGCAGGCGATCGTTGCGCGTCGCCAGTCGATCGGTGCCGAGCGCGACGATCACGGCGGTAGCCAGCGCCTCGCTGCTGTCGAGCGTGCCGTCGTCCTGCAACAGCCAGTCGACCGACACTTCGGTCTGATAGGGAAAGATGCCCTGTTGAACTAGCCGGATGTCGGTCATGCGATCCGCGCCTCAAGCTCGGCGAGGCGCGCTTCCATCTTCGCAAGACGGGCTTCGAGCGCGTCAGCCTGCGCCTGCTTGCGCGCGACATACGCCTGCACATCGGGCGGAAGCTCAGCCGGCTCGCCGGCAACTGCAGGGTCGAATAATGACGGCCCGCTGCTCGGCGTGCCGGTGCCCCAATCGCCGTTGCCGGGCTTGAGACCATCCATCGCGATCACACGCTTCATCACATGGATGTCTTCGTCGAAATACTGCACGCCCTTGTGGCTGATGCTGCTCGCTTCGTTCTTGATGGTCTTGGCCTTGTGCTGCCATTCGTCTTTCTGCACGTCGTAATAGCCGACGACCTTGTCGCCGGCGCGAAACTCGATGCGGTTTTTGGTGCAGCGAATCTCGGTGTTGACCGTCTCGCCCTCGTGCTTGAAGTCCTCGTTTTTCTTCTTGATCCCGGCGACCTGTGCCGCCCATTGCTCGACGCTCAACGGCGGCTCGCCTCGCGCCTGTCGCGCCTCGTTGGTCTTTTGCTGCGACTTCTGGCGTTCCTGCTTTTTCTTCTCGACATGGCGCAGCGAAACCATGCGCTCCACTTTTTTCTTTTCGCCGCCGCCGCCGCCGCTCTCGGCGTGCTGCGTCGCTGTCGCCCCACCACCGCTGCCGCTGCTTTCCTCTTCGCTGTCGAGCGACAACAGGAACAGCCCGGTGCGGCGCATCAACGTCATCTGCCCGTTGTCGTCATACTGCGAATTCTCGCCCGGCTTGAGACCGAGCGGGCGGAAGCGGCGATCATCCATCATGGCGGCGATCGGATGCGAGCGGTTGCCTCCGATGAACGACATGATCGCTTCGGCGCTTTCCTCGATCTGTCCGTCTTTGCCTTTCTTCGCCGGCATCACGACGCTGGAAAAGCCGTAGTTCTGCGGCGCCTCGACCTTGTCGCGCGTCTCGCCTTTCATGAAGTTGCCGGCCATCTCCTGCATCAGCGTGCCGTCGTCGACCTTGTCGACGATCGAGCGGGCGCCGCCGGCGCTGAAGGCGCGGAAGGATGTCATCAGTGGCGTGTAGCGATGCATGGCGTCCTCAAGCGCTGCTCAGTTGTTCGGGCGGGGGCTCTGCCACCTTGGCCGCCGATGGCGATGCCGGCGGCTTGGTATCGGCTTTAGCTTCCTCGGGCGGTGCCGGGGCAGCCCCTACCCTGAAGTCGCTATGATCCTTGAGCAGTCGCGGCGACACCAGTTCGAGCGTCGTCAGCGTGCCGCTGTTGCTGTCCTGCGTGAACGTTGCGGTCTCGATCTTCAGCCCCATGTCGAGCATCGCCATCGGCGACTTGACCGCGATCAGTGAGCCGGCGCGCCACAACCCGCCGCCCGGCATCATCCAGCCCTGCACGGTGATGGTCGCGCGAATATCGGTGTACTCGTGCCAGACCGATTCATTCTTGGCGCGATCCTGAAGCTCGGCTTGCGTCTTGACCGGCTGTTCGGCCGGCGTGAGCAATGGGCTGTAGCGCAACGCGGTGCCGGCGATCCGCGCGCGCATCTCGGTCGCCTGCCGGCCGTGCTGGTCGTCACCCTGTGGCGGCTGCCCGTCGACGATATAGTCGGAGTGCATCTGCTCTTTGGAGATCGTCGCCTGACACTTCAGGATATTGTCGCCTTCGACAAGCTCGGCCGCGACGTTCGAATTGTGATTGTCGATCAACAGCAGATTGCCGAGATGATCGCTGCCCATCACGATCCCGCGCGGGCGCGCGATGCGCTCCAGAAAATTCCACAGGTTCTCGCCGTGCTCGACCTGCAGTTTCTCGAACGGTTCCGCGTTCAGCTTGCCGATCGTCTTCACGCCGACACCGAACGGCGCGATCACCTTGCGCGCAACTTCCTCGAACGTCTTGCCGTCGAAGTTGCCCTTCTCGTCGATGATGCTGCCGCGTGACGCATACCACGTCATGCCGACGCCCTGCAGCATGACGCCGTGCGCGTTGGCATCGTAGGATGCCTGCCGCAACAGGATCACGCCGGTGATCGCGAGGATGCCGCCGAGATAGATCGCGCATTCATCGCCCGGCTGGAATTGCAGTTTCTCCCACAGCGTCGCCGGGCGATCGCGCTCGGCTGCGGTGAAGCGAAACAACGGAAAGGCTTCCGCCCAGCGGTGCTGCACGAACACCGATTCCCAATCGTAGAACCGGCGCCCGCGAACCACGAGCGTTGCTGTTTCTTCTGGCTTGATCGTCATGCCGACAAAGCCCAGCCGCTCGCTTTCATGAAGGCCGGATGCACGACCTTGTTCTCATCGCGCAGTTCGTCGGCACGGCCGGCGTCGTCATAGAGCCGATGCGCTGCCACCAGCGTGGTCAGCGGCGCGGCAAACCGAAACATCAGCATGCGCGGCAACGGGCGCGCGGTCTCGATCAGGAAGCGCATGGTCGCGGCGTGCAGCCGCACCAGCGCCAGATAGGTCGCGCTGTCCATCGCATCGGCGGCGATCTCTTCGACTGTGGCGAACTCTTGGTTCACCCGCTGCCTGATCGCCTCGACGTCTTCCCGGCTGGTGAACGTCAGATCGGCGATGATGCGCGCGCCGGTGCCAAAGCAGAAGTTGGTCAGCCCGTTCTTGATCAGCGTTGCACCGAGCGTCACCGGCGTCTCGGCGGCAACGCCATCATAGATGCGAACGATGCCGGGGAGCTTGGCGCCAGCCTCGCGCGCCAGATCGAAACAATCCGCGAGCGGCTCGCCGATCTCATCGTTTTGCAGCAGCGCCTTCACGTTGGCCAACAGCGAGCCGACAGCCGCGCGCACGTCCGAGCCCGGGCGCCCGCGATCAGACACCGTCGACAACAGGATTTTCATCGCCCGTTCGACGATCGGCTCGGCTTCCTCTGCATCATGCTTGAACATCAGGTCGCCGCGCCGGCGTCGGTGGTCGCGCTCGCGCCCGGGCTCTGCTGGATGCCGCGCGTGAGAATGTCGACGTTGCGATCGCGCAGTTCCTGAAAATACTTGAGCATCTCATCGCGGCTGCTCGGGGCCGGCTGCTTTGGCGGCGCGCCAAGCTCGACGAACGTCATGTCGAACACGCAATGGCCGCCGGCGCGTTCTTCCTCGGTGAGCCGATAGCGCGGGCACATCACCAACATCTCGTTGGTCATCGTGCCCCGGCCGGTCGGCAGCCGCAGCGGCAGCGGATCGCCGCTCGACAGCGCCGCCGACAGGATGTCGCGCGCGACGCGGTAGTCGCGCTGCTTAAGCTGTGGGCCATCGTTGCCGACGCGATCGTGCGGATACTGAATGCAATAGCCGCGCACGGTGAACTCGAACGCGCGCCGCCCCATGTCCTCGGCATAGGGCAGATTCTTTTTCGGGAATTCGTGCATCACGATGCGTCGACCGTTCTCGATCGCGTTCGCCTCACAATAGAAATAAGCGTCGCCGATCTGCGCCTGCTGTAGCGCGGCGCGCCACGGGCTTTTGATCTTGCCTTCGCTGTCATAAGCCAGTTCGGTGATCAGCATGCTTGCCTCAGATCGAAAGCTGTTCGTCGTCGCCGCCGCGACGCGGCGCTGACTGCGCCGGTTCCATCTGCGTCTGGCGGTCGATCTCGGTTTTCTTGAACAGCCCGCCGCCTTCGGCTTCGACCTTGGTGCCACGCGGCGCCTTCACGTCGACGCTGAGCTTGCCGGTGCCGGTGACGCGGGTTTCGTTGCTGGCGTTGCTATCGAGCACGCTGCGATCGAACGACGATTGCCCTTCGATCCCGCGCGCCATAGCTGAGCGAAACGCGCGCGAGCCCGCATAGGCGCCGCGCTGGCCACCGCGCCCGCCCGCGATGTCGAGATGAATCTTGTTCGGATCGCTCATGTAGCTGGCGCCGCCACCGATCACGCCGGCGCGCGCCGCTTCCTCGGTGAACTTCAACGCACGCGGATCATCCGGTGAGACGACGTTGCCCTTCTCATCGAGCAGATTGAAGTCGCCGGCCTTGCCGAAGTTGTGCCGATGGCTGCCGGTGCGCGGGCCGTGCGGGTCTTGCCCGCCTGACGTGACACGCGCCGTCAATCCGGTCTGCGCCCCCGCATAGTCGAGCGCGCTTCTCAGCCTTGGATCGAGCGCGAGCTTGCGAATCCCCGCGACCCTTCCCTGCGCTTCGACGACGTGGCCTGTGTCGCGTCCCGCACCGCCGCCGCTCGCCGGTGTATCGCCCGCGCCCGCGCCTGTGCCGGGTCCGACGCTCGACGCTTGCGGCGGGGCGGGCTGAGCGGCGAACTGTTCGGCCTGAGCACCGCGCACCGCCATCTCGTGCCCGGTGCGTTGCGGCCGTTCGTAATAACGGCTGACTGCAGCGCCGGCTTCGCGCGCCGTCTTCGTGCCGCGCAATTTATCGCCGGCGCCCTTCTCGGTGTTGTTCAATTCCCAATTAACGGCGGCGAGTTGCTCCTGATAGGACATCTGCGAGATCGACTTGCCGAACTGCCGCTCGATCGCGCGCTGTCGATCCGGATGCCATTGCGCGATGCCGCTCGCTCGGCCGCCGTCGCCTCTCGCCCCGGTCTGGAATTTGCTTTCGGCGTGCAGGTTCGCCGCGATGCCGGCAGCCTGTTCGTGCGACCAGCCCTGACTCTTGAAGTATTCGATCGCCTCCTGCGCGCGGCTGCCGGGAGCGGCGCCACCACCGCGCGCGCCTGCCGGCGTGTTGCCCGCGCCCGCGCCCGTGCCGGGTCCGACGCTGCTGCCATTCGGAGCGCCACCACCGCCACCACCGCCACCGCCGCGCCCGCCTTCGCCCGGGATATTGATGTTGCTCGGCAGACCGCCGCCGCCCGGCATCTGGAAGCCGCTGCTGCCGCCACCGTCCGGTGAATACGATGCGCGCTGGAAGCCGGCCGGCGCACCACCACCACCGCCGCCACCACCACCGCCGCTCAGATAATTCTTGAAGTCGACCATGCCCTCGAACACGCCGGTGCGGATCGCGCGCGTGAATGCCGACGCGCCGCCGCTGCTACTGCTGTAGCCGCCGTCGCCGCCGCTGTAGGACATGCGGTGAAAGTTCGGCGACGTGCTGCCGGGCGCATCGCGTCGCGATGGATCGCTTCCGACGCCGGGCGGCAACGTGGGGAAACGTTCGTTGAACGATGCCGCTGGCGGTGCGGCTGGCGCGTCTGACTTGGGAAACATCGGCGTGCCCCAGTCAGGCCGCTTGGTAAACGTATCCAAGACGTTGTAATCGCCGGACGCCCATTTCTCTTCCCACTTTTTCTTGTTCTCTTCCGACGTCTCGACGCCCATCAACTTCTGCCATCGCGGGTCCATGCCTTCGGCGATGGTCTGCTTGGGATTCGTGATCAGCTTATAAATATAGAGGATTTCCTTCGCGACCTTGGCGATTTCCTTCGATGCGTTCTCACCGAACGCCTTACCCCAACTTTCGCCGGTGGTGCCAAGCTCGCGGTTCAGCGCTTGCAGCAACGGGATCAGGCCAGCCTGCAGCGCGGTGATGAACTCGTTATATTCGCGGTCGACCTTCCGCATTTCGGCGTTGAAGCTCTTCGCGATGTCGAGCCGCTTTTTGTATTCCGCTTCCTCGGCTGCGGTCGCGCCCGCAAAGTTCTCGTTGATGATTTGCGCGGCAACGCTCGGATCGAGCTTCAGGGTGCTCAGGAAGCGATTGGTCAATTCGGCGGCCATTGCCATGTTGGCTGTGCCGGTCTCCCTTCTGGTGCGCTCCATCTCTGCGGCGTAGACGCTGCGCGCAGCGCGCAGGGCTTCGGTGAGCGCTTGGGCCGTTTCGCCCCGGCCGGCCATGCCGGTGATGTTCCGGAGGAACGCTTCCATCGCGGCCGGATCGCTGGTCGTTCGCAGCAAGTCTTCACGCGCCTTGCTGCCGATCCGACTGATTTCGGCCAGCGCGGTCTGGAAGTTCGCAACGGCTTGCGAGGCGGCATTGGGATCGACGCCCGCTATTTTCATCTGCTCGACGATCGCCTTCAGGTTTGCGCCGCCGATGCCGAACGTCCTCGCCGTGTTGTCGAGCCGGATCACTTCGTCGGTGAACTTGCGCAGCCCTTCGATCATGAAGTTGCTGATCAAGCCGCCCGCATAAGCCGCCATCGCGGCGCCCATCGAACGCGCCATCGACTGCACCGCGCTCGATGTCTTGGCCGCATGCTCGCGCGTTTGGCCCATCTTGACGCCCAGCGCTTCGACCTCCTTTTGCATCCGCGCGAGCGCATCGCGGTTCTCCTGCCCGCCCAAGGCGCGCAAGTTCTGACGCAGCGTTGCCAGCCCGGTCGACGCATTGTCGATCAGGGTGACTGTCAGCCTCAGTTCTTCGAATTCAGGCATCGTCGCTGTCAGCCGCTTGCTGTTGCCGGCGCATGATCTCGGCAAGCTCGATCGTGCGGCTCAAGTGAAGCTGCACTTCATCGAGTGGCATGTTCAGGAAAACATCCGGCGCTTGGTGGTAGTGGCGCGCGAGCCGGTAGCAATCGAGAATCAAGTCTTTCTCGTCGCCTACCAAGCGTCCGGATCGGGAAGAAAAAAATTGCGTAGCCGATACGCGCACGATGCCCAATCGCGCGGGTCCATCGTATCGAGAAACGGAGACATCACGCCGCTCAGCGCGGTCATCATCAACGTCATCTTGCGTTCGTCCATGATGACATCGCCGCCAGCATCGATGCGAACCGGCAGACCGTTGCGGTTGATGTCCGCGCCGGTTGGCTGCCGGAATGACAGTTCGCGAATCTCGTTGCCCTTGTTGTCGCGGATTGGCTTGCGCGTCAGCTTGACCTTGATCGGCCACGTCTCGACATACGGCTCGGGCTCGGGCGGTGCGGACGGCGCCGCCGGCTCGGCCACAGCATCGATGACGACACCTTCCGGCTTCGCCGCCTCATCGACGGCGACGAAGCCCTCACGAACAGGCTTATTCATAGCTGGATTTCCTCACACCACAGGCCTTCCCATCGCACGCGCGCCTGCCCGTCGCGGGTGTTGCCCTCCAGCGCACTTTTGCAAGTCGCGCCGGCGAGCGTGTACTGCTTGTTGTTGGCAAGCTGTGCGACGACGGTGACATCCGTCTGCGCATCTAGGTCTTCGAGGTTGACTTCCGGCGTGAGCGAGATGTCGCCCTCGATGTACGGGACGCGCGGCAATTCCTGATAGCCGTGAACGCCATCCTGCCCGGCGATCATCGTGCGTTCCGTCGGGCTCGGCGAAACGGTGAAGTTGCCTCGCAATGGAAGCTGGTTGCCGTCGACCATCACGAAGGCAATGCCAGCAAAGCGCTGTGCCATTTTAGACTCCTGATTTTAGAGAGGGATGAGCGCGAGGGGATCAGGCCGCGCGCCCGGTGATGCCGACGGTGGGGCCGATGATCTCGGCGTCGATGCCGCGATCGTATTGCAGCCGGAATTGCGCCAGCACCGCGAACACACGAAGCTGGTTGATCAGGTCCGGCGGGTACAGCACGTTGAGCCGGTTCGGATCGTTCGGGTCACGCTCGACGATCAGATGCTTTTTGAAGTTGCGCGTGTCCTCGACGAGCCCGTTGTACTCATCCATGCGGTACTGCGCGATCAGTTCGGCCTTCGCGATGCCGGGAGTGATGATCGCCTGCCCGGGACCGAAGCGCGTGCCGTCGTTGGCCAGCTTGTGCCTCGGGAATTTGCTGGTGATGGCATGGCGCTGATTGCGCAACAGCCGCGCCAGCGTCGCCAGCGTGGTGACAAGCTCATAAGCATCGTCGGGGTTGCCATAGAGATTGCGCTGGTAGGTCGTCTGCTCTCGGGCGAGCATCGGCTGATTGTCCGATCCGGTCTTCTGGATCGCGATGCCGCTGAGCGCGAGGCTGTTAAGCTCGGCGAACTTGAAGCGCTCTTGCAACGCCGCCGGCTTGATCTGGTTGAGCGAGAGCGACTGCAGCGGACGCGCCGGATCGTTGATCAGTGCGCGCTGTGCCTTCGCCGCATAGGCCGCCGCCCATTCGAACGCCGGCGACGGGCTGCCGACTTCGAAGCCAAGGATCGAGACCACGCCGGAATTGCGCGTGCCGCCGAACGTGAGCAGATCGGCGTAGATGCCGCGCTTGGCCGAGAAGATGTGGCCGAACAACTGGCGCTGCCAGCCCCACCGTCCGGAATCCGAGAAGCCGTATTCAAGCTCCCATGCCTGCAGCGACGTCGAGTCGGTGTAGGGCATCGCGACATATTCGAATTCCATCTCACCGAGATTGTCGATCGCGTCATCCATCTCGGGGACGCCGACGCCGCCGGTGAGGACGCCGCCAACCGGCAACGTGAGCGCGAGCCCGGGCGGCAGGATTTCACCGCCGATCGAACCGAAGTAGTTCACGCCGACAGCGATCTCGTTGCCGCTGACGCCCTTGAACACCGCAGTGAGCGTCACGTCGGTCGGCGAACCGACGCTCGTCACCGGCAGATCGATTTGCTCGTTGATCGCGGCCGAGATCGCGACATGGATTTCGTTCACCGTGTCGCTTGCGCCGACGTTGATCGGGATGTGGTTGCCGCCGACGTAGAGATGGATCGTGCCGGCTTCGGTCGGTGCCGACGCCACCGTGATGACGCCGCTTGCGGCGGTGCCGGCGGCGGGCTCGGCGAGTGGCAAGCCGTAGACGAGTCCCGACGTGTTGTTGTTGTAGAACGCGCGAAACATGCGGGCCAGTTCAGAGCCGGGCCCGAACGCTTCATCGGCCTGCGCCTGTGAACCGATCGCGAGCGGGATGTCGATCGGCGCGGCGCCGGCGGTGATCTTGGTGCCGACGAGCAGGGCCGGCTGCTTGAGCACCGGCAAGCCCGCCTTCGACGGATCGACCTCGACCCAGTAGAGCGGCACTTTGATTTCAGCGGGGATTTGCGAGAACGAAATAGGCATGACGGTGCTCCTGTGAAAGCTGTGCGAATACTGGCTGGCCTTAGGCCGGCTCGTGCGCCTGCGCCCGGCGAGAGCCACTGCGCTCGCCTTCCTTGGACTTCTCTTCACGCTTCGGTTCGGCGGTCACCGAGCCTTCCTTGATGCGGCGGCGGGTGAACTGATCGAGTGGCCATTCGACCGAGCCCTCTTTCGGGAAGGCGATGCCGCCCGACGGATGCTTGAGCGCACGGCGCAGGTCGTCGTTTGCCGGATTGACACGCACGCGCGGTGCGGGCGGGTTGAGCTTCGCCATGTGTTCCTTGCGCGCTGCGACTTGCTGTTCGCGCAAGCTCTTCTCGCCTTCGTTGCTGGCCATTGGTCGTGTCCTCACGCGGTTCGCGTGCCGACAGGACGCCGGCGCGCTTCGGTTGCTTCGGTGGTTGGGGGAAAAGTGAAGTTAAGCGGCTTTACTTCAGAATTACGCGGCGGCCTTCAGCTTGGCCGGCGTGAACTCGTATTCGGTGATGATGCGCAGCACTTCGTCGACCGGAGGGATGGTGCCGTCGTGGCGCAATGGCACGGTCTCCTGATGGATGCGCAACAGGTCGTCGGTGATGATCGGCGGGAAAGCGGCGCGGAAGACCACGACCGCCTCATATTGCAGTTCGGCGATCGGCGTTTCGTTCGCCCCGATCTGATCCCAATTGATCTTGTAGCTGCCGCCCTTGATGCCCTCGATGATGATGCCGTCGGGCAGCGTCACCACGCCGGCGGGCGCGCTCGTGTCGATCAGGTTCATGATGTACTGATCGCGCCACAGCCCGTTCATGATCTGCCAAAAAGCCGCGTCAAGTTTTCGCTGGCTCTCGACCGGATCGTTGTTCTGGATCACCACCGAGAAGCCGACGGTCATGTCGTTGATGAAGCGCACGTCGCCGGCATTGATGTCGCCGTCGGCGCTCATGCTCTGGCGCACGAAGTAGACACCGAGATAGGGCAGCACTTCGGGGATCAGCGGCAGCGCCTTGGTGCGCCGCGACTTGAAGCCGACGAAGAACGGCAGCGTCACGGTCTTCGCATAGAGCGTGTCGCAGATCACCATGCCGTAGCTTTGCGTGTCGGTGATCACGGTTTGGCCGCCTCATACTTGCGCAGCGCGCACGTGGTCTGCCCGCCGCCGTCCTGATCGGTGTCGGTGATCTCGAACTCGCCGAGCGGCGCGCCATTGCAGTCGAACGGGATGGTGACGCGATCGCCCTGCATCGGGACCACGGTGTATTCGGCGTCGCGGATGTCGAGGATGGTGCGCTGATCGGAGAACACCGAACCATCTTCCATCGTCACGTTGGTGTCGCCAGTGTTGAAGATGCCGCGCGCGCCATACGCGGGCACGCCCGGCTGCGACGCGAGCGGCGTCACAGTGATCGGCACCGAGAACATATCCTGACACGGCAGCTTCGCCATCGTTGAGAAGTTCACCGACATCGCGTCACCATTTGATCTCGCGCGTCATCATCAGGTTCATGCGCGCACGCAGCACGTTGAAAAGCTCGGGCCGCAGGATCGGACGCTTGCCCGGCATCCGCTGCACGCGGCGGCTGATGATGCGCTGGCGCGTGCGTAGCTGCCGCGTCGTGCGCCCGCGCGGCCATATCCGCGTCTCGGCTGTCGTCGGGTTGATCACTTCGGTGATCGGATGCTTGCGATTCATGTCTTCGGTCTGCCACGCCGTCAGTTCGGCCGGCACCGGCACGACCTGCAGCTTCGCCTGCATCTTCTCGATGCGTTCCTCGATCGCCCACGTCTCGATCAGGATTTCGAAACCCATCACACTTCCAATCGGCTGTAGTGATAGAGCAGCGCATGCACGGCGCGGATCGCTTCGCTGCTGCTGCCGCCGCTCTCGTTGGCGCTCCCCGCTGACTGGTTCGGATCGAAGAACATCACGCGCGAGTCCTTGTGGCTGATCGAGCGGATGCCGGCGGTGGCCTCGCGCTGCGCCTCGGTGCGGCCCTTGCGCACGAGCAGCGATGCGGCGTTCTTCAGATCGGCCGGCGCCTCATAGGGTAGATCGAATCCGCCGGTGTAGGTGACGACGATCTGCGCGCCGATCGGCCCGAAGATCGAGAGCTTGCCGGATGCTTCCTCAAGTTCGTAGCCGGTGACCGGCAACAGCGCGCCGCTCGGTGACTCGACGCTCTCGATGTCCTCTTCTTTCACAGGCCAGTGCGACAGGAACACGCGCCGATCGTTGGTGTCGCGCCACGTCTCGCGCACGCGCTCGCGCGCGAACACGCGGTTGGTGACCTCGGACACATAGGCCGAATACCAGTCGATCATCTGGCGCAGTTGCGGATCGCTCGACACGTCGGCGGCGCCGATGCCGAGCATGACTTTCAATTCGTCGAGCGACAGCAACGCGAAGCTGTCGGCCGGCGTGAGAATCTTGATGGTGCGGTCTGCCATGTGTTCAGCCGCCGTCGTTCTGGAATTGCTCGAACAGTTCGCGCAGATCGAGCGGGGCGCCTTCGGTGCCGTCGCTCAGCACCGGCTTGGCCTCATAGCTGCGCCGATCGATCAGCCAGCGCGCGATGCCCGGGCCGGCGGGCCCGCGCTCGCCGCGCGGACCCTGCACGCCCTTCTCGCCCTTGGTGCCGTGCGCCACGAGCAGTTGCCAATCATCGCCCGGGATCGGGCCCGGGTTGTCCTTGCGCGCGACGAAGCTGCCCTTGTTGAACGCCACGATGTCGAGCGCGCGATATTTCTCGCTCTCGCTATAGGTGCCGCGCACATCCGGCGACGCGCCATCGCGGCCGCCGCGCGCGAGACAAATCCAGTCGGCATGCGGCGGCGCATGGCCGGTGTCCTTGGTCGCCTGCCACAGCCCGCCGCCATGCGCGACGACCTGCGCCGCGTAGTGAACCGCGCCGAGCGCGTAGAGCTTGACGATCGGCAACATCCCGGGCGCGCCTCGATCGCCGACGTCGCCCTTGTCGCCCTTCTCGCCGGGCTCGCCGCGTGGGCCGACGTCGCCGGCTTTGCCGACAAGGCCAGCCACACCTTGCTCACCTTTTTCGCCGCGATCGCCGGTGGGTCCGACGTCGCCCTTCAATCCCATTTCGCCACGCTCGCCGGGCTCGCCGATGAGCCCGCGTTCGCCGGCAGGACCGGAGGGACCGACAGCGCCGGGCTCGCCAGCGAGGCCCGGATCGCCGGCAGGGCCGGGATCGCCCTTCAGCCCAATATCGCCTTGCGGACCTGTTCCGCCGTCAGCGCCGCGCTCGCCGGCAGGTCCGGCGGGTCCAGCAGGTCCGATGTCGCCTGCGGCGCCACGTTCGCCGGTGGGGCCGGCTGGCCCGGCAGGACCGGCTTCGCCGACGGCGCCACGTTCGCCTGCGGGTCCGGCGGGTCCGACGGCACCGATGGCGCCGCGTTCGCCTGCGGGTCCGCGCTGTCCGATGATTCCGCGCTCGCCCTGCAATCCTTTTTCGCCGCGTTCGCCGGCTGGTCCGGTGGGTCCGGTCTCGCCGGCCGGGCCGGGCTGTCCGATGATTCCGCGCTCACCTTGCAATCCTTTCTCGCCAGCCGGGCCGGCGGGCCCGCGCTCGCCGTCTTTCACTTCGGCGAGCCGCGCGCGCACCATGTCGAGCACTTCACCGCGCAGCGTCACGATCGCGGCCTGCATCTTGTCGATCGTGCCATGCGCCTTGGCGATCGCGCTTTGCGCCTGCGCCTCGATCAGCGCGCGCTCGCGTTCCCAATGCCGGCGCTCTTGCACCAGCACTTCGCCGAGCGCCTCGCGCCATGCATCAAGCAGATCGTCGGCGGCCAATCCTTGAGGCGGCGCGTAGGATGTTTCTGACTTCCCGTTGGACGTTGTCGTCATGGCCTTTGCCTTCGACTGGTGACGCGGGCGGCTCGGACGGTTTCTTTTCGTCGGGCTTGGCGAGCAGCGCAGTCGGCGCGCCGGGCACCGACGGCGGCGCGCCGGGACCGGGCGCTGCCGGGATCGCGCCGGCTGCGGAGAGCGGCACGACTTGTTGTTGCACGCGCGGCTCGTCGCCGAACTTGACCTCGTCGAATCCTTCACGCACGCGCGCTTCATTCGGAGCCATCACGCCGCCCTGCACGGCTTTGACCAAACCGTCGATGCGGTCTTTGAAGGCCGAGCGCAGGAGGGCGGCGGTGTCGAATTCGAGATACTCTTCAGGCTGCCCCTTCAATTGAAACAGCAACCCGAACGCCTCTTCGATGTGGTTGAGCGCAAAGCCGAGCCCGGTGGCGATCCATTGCTGCATCAACGCTTCAGTCGACGTGACGCCGGTGCCGCCGAGACCGAGCAGCGATAGCGGGATGCGATAGGCCAGCGCGACGTTCTGCCCCGACAACTTCATGATCTCGGCAAGCTCGGCATCCTTCGCGCCCATCGCCCACGGCTGCACCTTCAGGCCGGCGGTGAGGATCGGCGTGCCGCCTTGCTGCAGCCCGCGCACCTGTTCGTTCCAGCGATCGCGCAGCGCCTGCACCTGATCCTTGTCAAGCTGCAGGTCGGTCGACAGCACGGCGCTCGGCCGCGCTTGGTTCATGTAGAAATTGATCTGTTGCTTCAGCATCGCGTTGCCTGCCGCGATGTCGTTCGCCGCCGCCTCGATCGGTGAAGCGCCGATCAGCGGAAACGGATAGCGCCGCGAGGGATGCAAGCGCACGTGCAGCACGTCGCGCTGCGGCACCAGCACTTCGCCCAAGCGCTCCATCACGTCATTGCCGCCGAGCCGATAGAACACATCTCCGGTCGAGCGCACGACCTGCGGCGCCGACTCGCGCGGGCTCATCAGATGAAGCTCGTCGATCTCGTAGCGATCGTTGCGCAGCGCCAGCGCGTAGGCATTGCCGTCGAGAAACAGCGAACGCGTCAGGCTCAGCATGAAATCGCTGATCGTCTGATACAGGTTTGGCCTGCGCAGAATGCGCGACAGCGCCGATGTGGAGATGCGATCGCGACCGTTCTTGACGTTCATCCGCCAGTGATCGCCCGGGCACATCGCCACGGTCTGGCTGTAGGCCGAGAGCGCGGCTTCGACCATCGCCGATGAGCCCGACATATCGATCGGGTCATAGCCAAGCTGCCACCAGTTGATGTTCTCGCCGACATAGGCAGGCAGAATCCCGCCCGTGACAGGTAGCTGCCACGGGCCGGGATGATAATCGCCCTCGCCCTTCGTGACGGGCGAGGGCGCGCGGCCTACGAGCGGAACGTGCCTCATGTTCAGCTTGTCGGTTCAGCCGGCCTCGATTGACGCGTCTGATACCCGCCCGGTGCCGGGCGCTTCGCTTCCGACTGCTTGGTCTGCTTGGGCGGGAAGCTCTGATCCTGCTCAGGGCTGCCGTCGGGCTCGTGCTCGGGCACATGAACGCCCATCGCAGCGAGATCGTTTTCCTCCTGCGTCGGTGTCGGCTTGCCGGCTTCCGGCGCTTCCTTGGCTGCCGCCTCGCGAGCTTGGCGCTGCTCGGCGACGACCTTCTTTGCGTTTTCTTGGCGCTCCTTATCCGCCTTCTGGGCTTCCTGTGCCCGCGCCTGTGCTGCTTGGTCGCTTGATTGATCGGTCACGATGGACCTCCTTGTTTCAACGGTGGGGAGTTGAAAGCCCCGCCAGAGTTGGCGGGACTCTCAGACGTCAACGCGTGAGATCACCAAGTGACGCCGGCCATCCACGCGACCACGCCAGTGCGGCGCAGCGTCCAGTTCAGCGGCATGATCAACCGCAGGGCCAAGCTGTCGGTCTGGTAGAGCGACCGCACCGGAGCGGCGACAACGGCGGGCGTGCCCGGCGTGCCGATCGCGAGCGGCGTGGTGTCTTCCATATGCAGCGTGGCCTGATCGCTGATCTCGAAGCGGGGAGCTTCGCCGCCGACGGACACGAAGTCCGCAGCGTCGACCGCGATCACCGTGCCAACCGGCACAGTGCCCGCCGCGATCACCGGATAGGTCAGCAACTGGTTGCGCCCGATCTCTTCCTTGAACGGGAACGCGCCAGTGCCCGGTGCGCTGGTCAGCGACAGCGTCAGCTTCTGCGCCGGGTTGATCAGCCACACCAGCTTGCGGATGTTGCCGTTGGTGCCAGTCATCAGCGCGCCGGCGATCTTCTGCAGATCGCCCACCACCGCGTTGAAGCCGCCGCCCGTCGTCGGCGTCAAACCAGCGACGCCGTTGAGCAGCCCAGCGGGACGAACCGTCGTCGCCGGGTTGGTATCGAGCAGCACGGCATCGATCGACACCGCCGTGTCCTGCTTGATCGCATCCCGCAGCAGCCCCTCGATCGCGGGCACGCTGTGTTCATCGATCTCGCGAGTCCACGTGGTGATCACGGCCATTTTCTTCGGCGTGAGCAACGCCGCCGTGAACGCACCCTGCCGCACCGGGATCGGCGCGCCTTCACCAACGAACGAACCGGCGATCGTCGGCGTGAGCGAGCGCGTCGGCACCGAGATGCGACCGTTGCGCCCGAACGACAGGGAGAGCCCCGCCGCCGAGAGCGACGGAAACACCACGTTGGGATAGAGCGGCTCAAGGAAGTCGGCGTTGACTTGCTGCACCAGTTCAGCGGCCCAGCCGACGACGTTGGTCATCGCCGGCGCGGTGGCGGCCTTGGTGGTGAAGTCCATGAACGCCTTGGTCGCTTCGTCGTCGCCGTAGATCGCCTTGCGCATCTCGTCGACGTTGCGCTTCTCGCGGTGTGCGAACAGCCGCACCACGCCATCGCGCACGAGATACTCGATCGGCTCGATGGTCTTCGGCTTCAAGCCGAAGGGCCGCGACGAGCGCGACGGCGCGACCGTAATCGTCGAACCGTTGCCCTTGTCGTGACCGTTGCCGTTGCCGTTGCCGTTGTCGGCATCGGACGAAAGCAACAGGCTCTTCTCGGACTCCTTGAGCGACGCGAGACCCTTTTCTTCCTGCTTGATTCTCGCGTTCAGTTCGTTGGTGGTCTCAAGGTCGGAGTCGCTGACATTGCTGTCGTCGACGTTCTTGAGATGCTCGGTCAGCTTGTCTCGGTAGGCGACGATGCGCGCCTGCGAGTCAGTGATACGTTGTGCAAAAACAGACATTGACTTGCCCATCATGGGAGATGTGTCGGCGGGCTTGCCGGTGAGCCGACGATCGTGTTCGAGCGCGTCCCGGCTGCCGGGCTTGGCAAAGACGCGCTTGATCGTGTCGTCGGAAATGCTGAGAGACTTGGCGACCGCGAGAGCGTTCGGATTGGCCGGCACCGTCACCAGTGATGTCTCGACCAACTCTTGAGCGAGGTAGCGCGAGCCCGCGAAGGGATCGCCCTTGACGATCGGCTCGTGCTGTTTCGGCGCGAAGCCGACGCTCACGGCTTTGAGAATGCCGTGCTCGATCAGCGCGTGAATTTCATCGACGCGCGGAATCTTTCCTTTGGGCAGGAGATCGAGCTTGCCGCGCAACTTGCCGTCGACGACGCGCAGGTTCGACCATGTGCCGATCGGCCAGTTGCTGTTGTGATTGAACAGCGCGACCGGATTTTTCTTGAAGTTTTCCAAATCCCAGCCGGTCGACATGATGATGTCGTTCATGCGATCGGGCGTCTCGTCGGACATGACGAATTCGCGCTCGATCACCGGCTCGGCGTGTGTCTTGCGAACGACGTTGCCGTTGCTCTTGGTCTTCGTGGCGCTGCGCGTGTCGGCCCAAATCACGCGGCATTCGTCCGCGTCCTCGCCGTCCTCTTGGCAGCGGTCCATCCAGTCGGCGAACTCTTCGTCGTCCTCGGGCGTGAGCGCCTTTTTCTTTTCCTTCTCGCCCTCGCTGAACATCGTGAGGCAGGCAGCCGTCGCCTGCTCGTTGTCGCGCTTGCCGTCGCCCATCATGTCGGGCACGCAGCGCTTCATGAAATCGGCTTGGCTCTCGCCCTTGTTCGGCTTCATCGGCATGGTCATGCCCTCCGTGCGCGCGAGCGCGCGTGTGCGCGCACGGGGGTGCGCGCGCGTGCAAGCGTTCAGGTCTGGTGGTTGGTGCCGGCTACTTCGGCTTGGTGCGCGCTAACGTCTTCTCGGCTCTCGCCCGCGCGCGCGTCGCGAGATGCTTGCGATAATGCTTGTCGCGGATTCGCTTCTTGCGCTCTTCGTCGGTCTCGTCGGTGCGCTTGCCTTCAGGGCTCAGCCAGTGAGGCGCGCCGGTTTCCATCTCGTGCGCGAGAATGTCGATCTCGTGTTTCTCAGGTCTCTCGGGTTTCTTCGCCATGATCAATCGTGCTTCTGCAGCGGCGTGCCACCAAGCCCGGGCGCCTGTCCCTGCCACACGTCCCAGCCCTTCCATGCGGTGCCGGCGATCACGACTTCCTGCTCGCTCTTGATGTTGATGCCGTAGGCCGGGATCGAGATCGCTGCGGTGCGCGGCACGACCGCCCGAAGCACGACCTTGCCGCCGCCGCTGCCGCCCCATCCATTGGCGACGGTGAGCGCTGTCGTGGTCGACGCGGCGCCGTTGCGCTTCACGTCCATCGTCGGGAGATGCGTGAAGCTGCCGACGCGCTTGCCGGCCGCCGCATGCTTGGTGAAGATTTTCTCGACCAGCGCCTTGTCGAGCGTCAGCCCGCGATAAAGCTGCAGTTCGTTCTCGCCTGCCTTGTCGAGCAGATGCTGCGTCGTTTCCCATTTCGCGCGGATCAGCGCCTTGACGCCGGCATAGCCGCCGATGAACGGGAAGATGCGATCGGCGCGGGCGCGCGCCTTGTCCGGCTCGATCGACGCGCGGGTGTGCGCGTTGAGCCGGCCGCCAAGCTCTTCGGATGTGGCAAGCTGGATCAGCTTGCCGTCTTCCGACGTCGAGCTTTCCTTCCAGCTTTTCCAAAGCTCGTTGTCGGCCTCGCGCAAATCTTTTTCGTCGGGCTCTTCGATGCCGCGCTCGGCCATGATTTCCTTCGCGCGCTCGCGCGAGAGATAGCGCGCCAGAATCTGCGTGCGGCGATAGTCGTCGCCGCTGGTGTTATTGAGCGGATCGTATTTCGTCGGCAGCCGATCGAGCTTGGCGGCGTCGAGGTTGGCGACCGATGCATTGTCTTCCTGCCCGCCGCCCTTGTCCTCGTCGAGGATCGACGTGTTGTTCTTCGTCCAGTCGAACTTCTGCTCATCGTCCATGCTGTCCCAATACTCGTGAACCGACTCCTTGGCCTGATCCGCGAGATAATCCGGCGGCGACAGATCGCCTTGCACCTTCTCGGCGCGCTTCTCGAACGCCGCGAGCAGCGAGTCGGTGATGTCCTTGCGCATGTCCTCGGTGAGCATCTCGTGCGGCTCGATCGGCTCGATGCCGGGCAGCGTCTGCTGATCCGGATCGAAGCCCGCCGGCTTGGTCAGCTTGCTGTCGTCGAACACGATCTCCGGGTCTTTCTTCGGCCATGAGCCGCCTTGACCTTCCGGATATTCGATGTTGATCGCGTTCACCAATTGCTTGCTGTCGAACGGGTATTTTTCGCCGCCGCTTTCCTCGTGCTCGGCGATCACTTCATCGAGCGCCTCGACCGCCCATTCGATGTCGTCGGATGCATTGCCCTCGTTAAAATCCTCGGCGACCTTCTGCTTGGCTTCGTCGTTCGCATATTCTTCGTACCAATTGTTTTGCTCGCTCTCTAAAACCTCTTGGTACGCCTGCGATTCATATTCCTGCTCGGCCATCTGTTGGGCCGTCTCGGTCATCGCCGCCCATTCTTCCGGCGGCCCGTAGTATTCCTCTTCGTCTTCGTCATCGCTCGCGCCGGGCTCGACGGCGCCGATCGCCTGTTGCTCCAGCCGCTCGATCGCCGGACGCGCGGTCTGAAACTCGCGTTCGAGTTTCTCGGCGGTCTTTTGATTCCACGTGTCGCCGCCGACATTGGTCACCACCGGATCGAGCTTGACGTCGCCGCCGTCGCCCGCCGCCGGCTTGGCTGATCCGCCGGCAGTGTCACCACCGCCGCCGTCAGTCCATTTGCCGGTCTCGTCGCGCGGGTGCTCGCTCTCGTCATACTCACGACGAAGGCGTGCCAATGTTTTCTCAGCTTGTGCCCGCGCGAGCGCCGCGCGCTGTGTCGGCGTCAACCGCGCCAGCGCGTTGCGTTTGGCTTGCTCCCACAGATAGCCGGTGGCCATCGTCGTCATCGCTCGGGCACCATGATTGACGGTTGATCCGCCTCGGGCGGGCGCGGGCGCGGCAGCGGATGATCTGCGAACGGATCACCAGCCTCGAAAGGGCACGAGGCCGAAGATCACCAGAATGCCGACGATCACCAGCACCACGACGATGAGCATCAGACCCTTGCCGAGAAAGCCTTCCTCGACGTTGATGCCCATCCACCACTTGATGACGAATCCGATGATGATGAGCACCGCAGCGGCGATTAGAAAACTCATGACGCCCTCCTATCCGCGCGGGCCCGCGCGCGAGGCACCTGCAGCAACCGGCGCGTCTGGCGTCTCGACCGCGATGCCGAAGCGGCAGTCGACGTTCTGCTGCACCGGATGCGCCTTCGTGCCGGACCTGAACTTGATGAAGTTGATCGACTTCGTCCAAGCCTCGGCGACCACGATGCCGCTGTCGGGCTTGGCGGTGATGGTGATCGGATCGCCCTTGCTGTCGTGCAGATCATTGTAGAAGTTGCCGTCGGTCGACACCTGAAAGGTCAGGTTCGCTTCGGTGAATTCCTGCGGCACGGTGATGCGAACGATGGTGCCGGCCGAGCAGTCGGCGCCGTCGGACAGCGATTCACCAGCGGCAATGGTCGGCCCGTCAACGATCTGCAGCGTCATGGTCGTTCTCCGTTGGTTACTTGGTGCGGCAGCGCAGCTTGCCGGTCTGCTCGCGCGTGCGGCCGGCTGCGGTGGTGATGGTGTTGATCAGCGCGTAGTCCTTGCCGGCGGTGCCACCGCTCAGCCAGATCGTGCATGTCGTCGGCGTGAACGTCTCTTCGCCGCCGATGAGATCGGTGTCCTCGGGCAATTGCCATACCGACGACACGATGGTGTCGCCGGCAAGCGGCAACGTCCAATCGATGACGTAATCGAGAACCTCTTCCGGGTCTTTCGGATCGTCCCAAGGCTTCGCCATTTTATGCTGCCAGCTTTGTCGATCGGCGCGGCGTCTCGATCGTCCTGTCGTCGCGCTCGGCGGCGAGCACGCGGTTGCTGCGCTCGACGAAGATGGTGCGGCCTGCCGCCGTCACCGTGATGATGCGCCCGACGTCGGGCATCTCGATCGCTCTGCTTGCGGCTTCGACACCGATCGGCAGCGCGGCGCCCTCGGCCGCAATCACCCGGCTGAATGCGTCGGGCACGAGCACGCGGCTCGCCGCGTAGGCCGCGAGCGTGTTGTTGCTCGCCGCCGGTTCGAGCACCCGATCATCGGCGGCGACTTCGAGCTTTCGATCGTCGACGTCGGGATAGAGAATCTGCCCGACGGGCGTTTGCGTGATCGCGCCTTCGCCGGCGATCGATGCACTGCCTGCGGCGAGATCACCGCTGCCGACAAGCCCGCCGATCGCGACGCCGGAAATGCTTGGCGGCTGCGCGACGAGCACGCCGCGAGCGGCGACGTCGTTGACGCCCTCGATGCCGACGACGATCGCGGCTGACGCGGCCAGCGCGCCGCTGCCGTGTGACAGCGACGCGCCGCTGCCGGCAACTGTGGCTTGGCTGACAAGCGCGGCGCTGCCGACAGAACCGGAGAGGCCGGCGCCGGTGACGGCGGCTTGCCCGGGGTTAAGTGTGCCGGACGCGGCCCAGCTTACAGCGCCGATGCCGTTGAGGCTGGACGCGGAAGCGGACAACGCGCCGGCGGCGAGCCATTGCGCAGTGCCGGTGCCGATCAGGCGCGCGGCTTGCGCCTGCAGGGCACCGACGGCGCCCCAATCCTTCAGACCGAAGCCGGTGACGTGTGCGCCCGCGCACGCGAGCGCGCCGGTGCCGATCGAGAGCGAGAGACCGAGCCCGCTGAGCGTTGCCGACTGCGCGCGCGGCGCGCCGGTGCCCGCGATCGTGGTGACGCCCTCGTAACCGGTGACGGATGCGAGCGACGCCTGCAGGATTCCGCTGGCGCTTGATGCCGAGATGCCGCTGCCGGTGATCGTGCTCGGCTGCGCCTGCAGCGCAGCGGAGATTGACCAGAAAGCGACGCCGAGACCGCTGACGACAAACGGGGAGGAAACGACCAGCGATCCCGACGCCGTCCAACTCGCAACGCCGGCGCCAGTGAGGGTCGATGCCGAAACGGCGAGCGAGCCGGAACCGTACCAGAACGCAGAACCGAGACCGACGAGACGCGCACCCTGCGCGACGAGAATGCCAGTGCCGCCCCAACTCCACGCGCCCGCGCCTATGACGCGCGCGGGACGCGCGATGAGCGCGCCCGACGCGGCGAGCGCGGCAGTGCCGGCGCCGCTGACGACCGACGGCTGTGCGGCGAGCACGCCGGCCGCGCGCCAGATCGCGAAACCCGCGCCGGTGAGGCTCGATGGCTGCGCGATGAGCGCGCCAGTGCCGCCCCAACTCTGCGCACCGACGCCGTTGACACGCGCGCCCTGCGCAACCAGCACACCGGCGCCGAGCCATTCGGCCAAAGCCGTGCCAACGATGACACCGCTTTGCGCCTGCAGCGCGCCGGACCCGGCGACGATCTCGATGCCTTGAACACCGACGACCGTGGACGCCCCGGCAACCAGCACACCGTTGCCGCCGGTGCCGACAGCACCGACACCGAGAATGCTGCTCGCGCCGCTTGCCGGCTGGCCTGCGCCGATCGAGCGCGAGAGACCTGCGCCGCTGAGCGTGGCCGGCTGCGCGGCGAGCGTGCCGCTGCCGCCATATCCTGCAGCACCAGTGCCGGCGAGACTCGATGTCGCCGCGATCAGTGTGCCGCTGCCGTATGCGGTCGGCTGGCCGGCCCCGAAGATGGTCGCAGGCGGCGCGACCAGCGCGCCGGCGCCGATCGAGCGCGAGATGCTCGCGCCGCTAAGCGTGACACCCTGCGCGGTGAGCGCGCCGCTGCCGGATGCTTGCGCGAGGCCGCTGCCGGCCAGTGTCGCGGCCGAAGCGCCAAGAGCGCCCAGCCCAAACGAGCGCGAGAGGCCGACGCCGCTGATCGTGCTGCTCTGCGCGACCAGCGTGCCGGCGCCGAGCGCGATCGTGATGCCGGCGCCGCTGCCGGTGACCGTCGACAGCGAAGCGAGCAGCGCGGCCGACGTCGAGCGCGAACTTGAGACGCCGGCGCCGGTGACGGCACTCGCACCGCTGAGTGGTGCGCCGGCGCCAACCGATGCGATGCTGCCTGCACCGCTGAGCGTTGCAGTGCCTGCAGCGAGCGCGCCGACACCGATTGATCGAGAGACGCCAACACCGGCGAGCGTCGCGCCCTGTGCGGCGAGTGTGCCTTGCGCGATCGAGCGCGCGATGCCGGCGCCCGCGATCGTCGCGGATGATGCAGCCAGCGCACCAGCGCCGAGCGATGCGACGATGCCGCTGCCGGCGAGCGCCGCCTGCTGCGCCGGCAATGCGCCGGTGGCTTGCGATGACGAGACGCCCGCCCCGGTGATCGCCGCACTGCCTGCGGTCAGCGCGCCGTTACCGGCGACACCGAGCGCACCGGGCAATTGTCCAAGCGCGAGGCGACCTAGTGCGTCGAACATCTAAGCGCGCCTTTTACTCGGCTGGCTTGATCGGCTTTTGCTCCAGTTCGAACTTGCCGTTGGCGACGCCTTCCAGCACGTTGATCGCCGGCAGCACCGCCATCCAGTCGGCGCCAGTGGTCGGCACGATCGGCAGCGCGCGCTGGATGTACATCAGCAGTGCCATCGCGCTTTGCCGGGTGATCGCTGATTCATCCATCAGTTAAACGCCAGCGGCGCGCCTTCAAGCGCGGTCACACGCGCGCGCAGCGCCTTCAATTCCTGCAGGATGACCGGGACATATTTGCTGTAGTCGATGCCCCACCAGTCCTTGTCTTTGTCGTAGGTGACCGCCGCCGGATAAATCTGGTTGGCCTGTTGCGCGATCACGCCGTAGTTGCGCACGCCGGTCGCCTTCCACGCGAAGTCATAGACCTTGGTGTCGTCGACGATGTTGCCTGCGTCGAACGATTTCAAATCTTCCTTCAGCCGCTCGTCCGACGATGTGGCATAGCTGGTCGAGGTGGTGGTGACACCGATGCCGCCGACATTCACGCCGCTGCGGGTCCAGTAGATCAGGCTGCCATCGACGTTCTGTCCGATGTAGATGCGGCCATAACTGTCCGCGTTCCAATACATCTCCGGGCCGTAGGTCGTGTTGTAGCGATAGGTCCAGCCCTTTGTGGTGTTGCCAGCGCCGGGGCTTGAGCTTGGTGTCAAGCTTGGTGGGCTGGCCCATCCTGCGCCGAGCAACACATCGCTGTCGATTGTCATCGTGCCGGTCACGCGGCTGATGCCAAATGCGCGCGCGGCACCGCCACCGGCGTCGTTGTAGCGGTACAGCGCAAAATCCGAGCCGACGTTGCCGCCGCTCTCGGCGGAGTTATTGCCGAACTGCATCGTCCAGCGATCGAGCCCGCCCTTGCGCCCGACGATGTGGTTCTGACTGCCCGCCGCACCACCGAGCGCGATGAGGGGATTGGTCTTGTTGATCGTGAGATCGCCGGTCAGCGTCATCGCAGCGGTCGCGCGGGTGATCGTCAGCGGCGTGCCGAGAGTAGCGCCCGCGTCAGTGTAGCTGCGCAGGAGAAAATCCGAGCCCGCGTTGCCGCTGCTCTCGGCGCCCCACCCGAAGATCATGTCCCACCGCACGACCCCGTTCTTGAGCCCGACAACAGCACCAGCGTTTGCGAGCGGCGCATCGAGCGCAAGGGCGGGAAAGGCTGCGGTCTTGATCGTGAGATCGGCGGTGAACGTTGCCTTGCCGGTCGCGCGGCTGATGCTGAGCACGTCGCTGAGCACGTTGCCGGCATCGTCATAGCGCGTGATGTAGAAATTCGAGCCGGCGTTGCCGCCGGTTTCTGCATCGCCCGCGCCCGGCATGATCAGCCAGCGGTTCAAGCCGTTATATTGGCCCCAGATCGCTCCACCGGCGATGCTGGTCTTGTTGAGGATCAGCGCCGGGCTCGCCTTGGCGATGCGCAGATCGCCGCCATTGACGGTGAGGCCGTAATAACACGTCACCAGACCGTTCGATCGCGTGATGCCGAACGGGTTGATGGTGTTGATGCCATCATCGCGAAACGCGCGCATGATGAAGTCCGAGCCGACGTTGCCGCCGCTCTCGGCGCTGCCGTCGCCCATGAAAAAATCCCAGCGCACAAGGTTGTTCTTCATGCCCTGCACGATCGGCGAGCCGGCACCGGCGGGGCAATTGATCTGCACCGCCGTGTAGGGCCCGGGCGACGTCACCTTGATGCTGCCCTCGATCGTATCGCCCTTGCGCGAGACGTAATCTTCCGAGCGCACGCAGATAAAAATCTGTGCCGATCCCGACAGCGCGATCGCCGCGTTGCTGTTGGTCGAGTTGGTCGGCGTGCGTCCGGTCAGTTGCGGCCCGGTCGCGCTATAGGTCGCGGTGCCGACTTCGCTGTTGGCCCCGTCGGCGATGCCGTAGGAGATCAGATCGCCGTCGGCGACACCGGAGAGTGCGAACGACAGATAGCCGGCGACCGCAACACCGAGCGCGATGGTCGCGCCGGCGCCGGTGGTCGGCGTCGTCATCCGCGCCAGATTGGTGAGCTTGGCCGCCGCCATTGATCAGACCGGCGCGCTGTAGGTCAGGCTGGTGAGCGAGACCTGTTGCCCGGCCGAGATCACCACGCTGTTCAACGTGATGTCGCCGCCGCCGCCGGTGGCGGTGACCGAGCACAGGACGACCGGCGTGGCGGCGCCCTGCCGAAGCTCGGCCTTGGCGATGGTGCCGCCGGCCGCGTTGGTGTCGGGCGCGATCGCGTTCGCGGTGGCGGTGCCGTTGGCTGCCGCGCCGAATGCCGGATTGGCGAGGGTCAGTGTCGCGACCGGGACGTTGCCCGACGTCAGAAACACCAGCTTGCCGGGCGGTGTGTTGAGATCGAGTTGATCGACCACCAGATCGCACATCAGGTTGCGGATCGCGGTCGGATGCGTGACTGCCATTGGTCTATCCCTCCCCTGTCATCGTTGCCTGCGGCCCGCCCTCGCGCACCTTGCCTTGCTCGATCCAGCGCGGAATCAGCGCGCGCAGCGCGACATCTTCCTCGCGCGCCTCGTAGGACAGGCCGGCGACGTATTCACTGCCAAGCTCTTCGCAAAAGAAGCTGTCGATCACCGTGAAGCGCATGATGTCCTCAAAGCTGTGCCAGTGTTTGTGGGACTTAGACCGCGCTCAACGCGGCCACGATCAAACCGTAGGCGGCGAGCAGCGCGCCCAAGAGATAGAACGCGCCGTTCGGTCCCCAGCAAAACGGCAGCGGCAGCGGCGGCAGCATCTGCGCGAGCGGCGGCTGCATCATCAACCGGCGCGCCTCATTCGGCGACAGCACACCGGCTCGAAGCGCGTTCGCGAGATTGGCGGTGGTGAGGCTCATGTCCGACTCCAAGATCATCACGCGATGCGCGTTGCCCTCGTAGGCTTGCCGCCAGCGCTCGCGCAGGCGCGCGAGGCCATCGGGCGACAGTTTCATCGTGCTCACGAAAACGGCGTTCGGGCTCACGCGCGCGGGTGCGGGCGGGCGCACGAGCACGCGCGGAACGTGGTGCTCGGTGTAGTGCCAGTGTCCCATTCACGTCTCGTCGAGCTTCTCGCGCAGTTGGCGCGACGTCATGATCTCGATCTCGGCGCCGCCATCGAGCACCAGCGCGCGCACGTGCGGCACGATCTCCTTGATCGACTCGCGGATGCGATGCGCGGTCTCGGCGGTGAGCATCTTGTCGGTCTTGAACACGATCACGTCGCCCGGCTGCAGTGTCAGCTTGGCGATGCGATATTCGAGATCGGGCTTGGTGCTCATGCGGCCTTCGCACGCTCGTCGCGCAGCACCATCAGATTCAGCCCGCTGGTGAGGATGACGATGTGGGTGCCGGCGGGGAATTGCTCTTGCGCCCGCGCGCGAAGCTCGAAGCACTGATCCTTCGTGAGCATGAAATCAGTGCGCAGCACAACGATGTCGTTCGGCTGCAGTTCGAGCTTGGCGATCTCCATCGCGGCGATCGTGAACTTGACCGTTTCGGGCCGGTCCCTGCGGCCCGGCATCTTGGTCTTCCCTGCCTTCGCCTTGCGCATGCTTCACCCGATCAGTGCTTCAATATCGATCGGCTTGACGTTCTTGATCAGCGCCAGCGAGAACGCCATCGCGAGCGCCTGCACGCCGTCGATGCGCCCGCTGCTCTTGACCTTGTCTAATTTGCGGAAGCCGTCGGCGTTGCGCGTCGCGACCGCGTTGGCCACGTTCCACGCCAGAATCTGGTTGCCGCCGTGGCGGATGCGCTGCTGAAAGATCAGCCGTTCGAGCACGTCGATCGCACCGTTCATGTCCTTGAAGCCCTGCCCGTGCGGGGTGAGCAGGACGCGGCAGCCGATCTCGTCGAGCGCGCGCTGTAGCTCGGTGATGCGCCACGCGTCGAACGCGATCGAGGTTATCCGATAGCGTCCGTTCAACTCGGCGATCTTGTGCGCCACCATCTTCGGATCGGTGCCCTCGCCGGCGGGATACAAGAGACCGTTGCGCACCCACACGTCATAGGGCGCCATGTCCTCGTGCGAGCGCTCGATGATGTTGCCGGGCAGCCAGAAGTGCGGCTGCACATGGAAGACGTCGTCGGCATCGGCCCACACCAGCACCAGCGCCGTCATGTCGCGCGTGGCGCCGAGATCGACCGCACCGAACACCTTGGCGCCGTCGGGAATGTGCGCTTGCGCGCCGCAGGTCTTCCAGCGCTCGCGCTCGAACAGCTTGGCTTCGGCAGCGACCCGCTGGTTGAGGATCAGATTGCGGAAGCGGTTCTCTTGGCTCGGCATCGCGCGCGCCTGCTCGGCTTGGCGCTTGACGTCGGCATAGCTGCGGAAATCCCCCATCGCCGGGTTGGCGAGCAGCCACGTCGCTTCGCTCTCGATGTCGGCGTCGACCGGCGCCTGATACAGCGTGAGATGAAACGACGGATCGTCGATCTCGCCGTGCTGCACGCGTAAGCCGTGATCGATCAGGGTCGAGAGCGGCGCGTGATCATCCGCCGCTTGCGTCGAGATCACCAGCATCAGCGGGTTGGCGCGCGCACCCTGCGCACTGTCCATCGCATCATAGAGCTTGCGATCGCGCGCGCTGCCAAGCTCGTCATAGACCACGAAGCTCGGTGACAAGCCCATCTTGGTGCGCGCTTCGGCCGAGAGCGCCTGAAAGGTCGAGCCGGTGACCATATCGAGCATGCGCTTCTCGTGGCTCACGATGTTGACGCGGCCCTTGAGTTGCGGATGCTTCAGGATCGACGCCTGCGCCTCTTCGAAAATCTTGGTCGCCTGCTTGCGATCGTTGGCGCAGCTATAAGCCTCGCCGCGCTCTTCGCTCTCGGGCCCGAACGTGTGGCAGAGCGCGAGCAAAGCGGCGAGCGCGGTCTTTCCGTTTTTGCGTCCCATCGACAGGATCGCGGTGCGAACCGGGCGCACGCCGTTCTCGTCGCGATAGACGTCCTCGATGAACCGACGCTGCCACGGGCGCATCTTGAACATCTTGCCGATGTCGGGCCCGCTCGTGATC